TAAATGACGGTAAATCGATTAGCTGTAATACCTTAACATGGCACGCAGATAATACTCCGGCATCTTGTAACTCGTGTGCTTTAATGCCGCCAATGACAGGACCTATACTTGCAAATATTTGTTCGTACTCGAACTTTTCTTTAGGTATTGTACCAGTTAGCCCCCATCGAATTGGTGCATTACATAAGTTGTGAGTAAGTAAATTTTTCAATACGTCGGCTTTTGCCATGTGTACCTCGTCAACAATTACTGCTGCTACACCGTCTAAAAATTCTGCTAATGTTATAATATCGTGTTCTGAGTTTTTACTTTTCTTATCTAATATGTTAAGACTTTGCCAAGTGCATATTGTGTGTGTTTTGTTTAAATCTTTACGATCACCATAGTACATACCGACATCTAAATCAACGTTTACAAAATCTTCATGAGTTTGTTCAACTAAACTTTTGTTTGGTACAATGACTATTGTACGACCTTGTGACTCGCATATATGTGCCAGTGTAGCAGTTGTAATTGTCTTACCTGCACCTGTTGCAATTTCTTGTAATGCCTGCGGTTGTTGTAAAAACTTGTTAACGGCGTCTACTTGATAATCTCTTAACATAATAGGTTTACCAACATCATTATGTCCTACTGGCCATACTTTGCCTAAGTCTGCCCAATATGTTTCAGTAATTGGTGTAAAATCTAAATTAAATGGTTTACGCAAATCTTCAATGTCGTCTATTGCAACTCCCATCTTATTAAGTATTGCAAGTATCGATTCTAAGTTGTTTAAGTAACCGGTACCGCCTATACCAAATAAGCTAACTGTACCATCCCATCTGCCCAACTTAAACGAAGGTTGATATCTAGCATACGGCACTTCATATTTGAATGCACTTGCTAGCTTCTTCCTTGCATCTAATGGTAAATGTTCAAACTTAATATTAACTTCATCTTTTATAATTAGTTTGACTCCCATTTGTTCCTCGTTTCTATAATTGGTTCTACGTGCGTGTACGATATGATTAAATCACTGCTATTCGCATACACTGCAGTTTTGCTATGTCTTAGTGTATTGTTAATACAAAGTACACTCATTGGTCTCCAAGTTTCTTTAAGGAAGAATTTTGGTAATTTACCACCAAGCACTGCTGCAACCTTTGTATTATTGTTTAGTACACTATTATACTGTCTTTTTCCAATCCCGTCATTAAACATTTTTCCATCGGGTGTATTGTCTAATCTAAAATAGAATCCAATGTTATCAGTAATACCGTGATCAGTTAGCGCCTGAGATAACTCGTTAAACTGTGTTATAGTTGTAAAATCAGTCGATTGTTCAAATACTACTAATAACGGAAATCGTTGTAGCTCTACTAATGATGCAACTACATCGGATATTGAATGTGTATTACTATCAATCCAAACTTTAGATTTTTCACGGGTTGCAATTTGTTTAGTTAACTCATTAGTAGTCTGGCATTCAACAGTTGTTGAATATTGATATCTTAATCTTCTATCAACTATTATGGTAGGATCATTAGATTCTAAATCTTTTGAAATAAGGGTTTGAAATCTAGTATGTTCTAATTTGTGTACATCATACATATCTTTAAAATCTTGTTTATCCCATAGTCTAATTGTGTTGTAGTAATCTCGTAACTCTGGTTCAACTTCAAACTTATAAGGATCTAATAGTTGTATAATAGTTACAAGATTAGATTCAGTAAAATCTGCATAGTATAACGATCCGGATTTAACTTGCCACAAAACATCAGACAGCGGTTTTAATTCATTACGAATCGTACTTGAAAACGTAAAATCAATTGCAATTACACCAGTATAGTTTTCTTTTAACACGTTAATGTTAATTTGGTTAGATCCGGCAGGGATATGATATATTCGTTTTACCTCTGGTAATATACGAAATGATTTCTTCCATACTGGGTTATTGATATAATCTGCATAGTGTTCATTAGCTAACAGCATAAATGGCGCGTAAATTTCATTGCTTATTATTTGAAGTAATAAATTACCTTGTTTTTCGGTAATGTATGTATCAGTTTGCATTGCAGTATGTAAACTTTGCAATGTACGGCTATCTCTTGATGAGAACGGAAGAGGGGTTGTCATAGCTTCAAGGAATACAAAATGAAGAAGACTATCTATTGTTTTCATGTGTTATACACCTATAAAAGTGACGGGCACTAAGCCCGTCATAATAATTAAAGAGTTGCGTCTTCCATGCCTGCACATCTTAATCGTATAATGTTACTTAACGCATACGACTTTTGATCTAAGGCTTTTGTAATACCCAACCATTGGTTTCTTAATAAAGCAAATTCGTTTATAATTTTTTCATATTCAATTACATCGTCCTCGCCTTCAACAAATTTTTCACAATCGCGACTGCTTAATGCCCTTGCGTATGTTTCTAAATATTTTCTAAAGTGATAACTTTTTAATCGTTTAAATTCAATGTTAAGAAACTCTAGGATAGCTTCAATTTCTTGAAGCTGTCCATATCTGTGTTCTACAATGCCGGGCATTGCTGCAGATGCTTTTTCTACGTTTCCTGCTATTTTACATTCTTTTCTGGCATCTGTCAACTCTGCTTCGAAATGCAGAATACCATCAGGCAATCTTGTAATATCTCTAGTAATTGTAGAATACCAGGTCATTAAAATTCCAAATCAGTGTAGCCATCGTCTTCGTCTTCGTTGTCTTCTAAATAATAATTAATTGCTTGGTCTAATGTTGGGTCAATCCCAGTTGCACCTAAAAAAGTGCGATCAGTAGCTCCAAAGTCTGCAAGTAATTCAATAAATCGTTCAGCAGCAATTTCTGCTTGTTTTTTATCGATGTAATCTGCAAACAATAACCATACATCAGCAATTTGTGTTTCATTCAACATTGTCGTCCTCCGTAACGTAATCGTTGATATCATCTGCATCATCAAGTATATCTAATAATACAGGTTCGTCGGTAAATTCGGCCATTGCTCTTTCAAGAGCACCGTTGGCATTACTTTCCCACTCTTTACGGTATTGTTTAATTTCAGTACCGTCTGTAGCCACGTATTTAAGTCTATTACCATCTTTTTTCAAGATGTTCTTTTTTTCAAATAAGTCAACTAATCCACTAAATGGATTCATACCAGTAGTGTATGGGATTTTAATTTGTAAAGTTTCAAATGGTTTAGCATAACGTGTTTTCATAATTTTACAAGAGGCACGAATACCGTTTACTTCGCTAACTTTGTTACCATCTTCGTCTTCTTTTAGTTTAAGTTTTTTCATTGCTACTACAATACTTGACGCATACACAAATCCTTGACCACCTGATATTTTGTCATCAGGGTCAAACATGTCTTGACTTGCATACGTGTGATTAGTACACACTAATCCAACATTGTGACTGCCAAACATATTAACACAGTTACGAACAAGTGCAGTAAGTGCTTTAGGTTTACGACCCATATCACCTTTTAAATCACCTGCTTCAAATTGATTAATATCAGTCGGAGTTAGTAACATACCTAATGAATCAACCACAAACAATACTTTTGGTTTGTCTTCCATCGCTTTGTATTCTTTCATAAACTCACTAATAGTTTTAGCTACGTCATCAATCATAGCCATATTAAGTTTAAGAAGTTTTTCTTCGCTAGTGTCTACACCTAACGCATGTAACCACGATTCGTCAAGTGCATTTTCTGAATCAATTAATACTACATATATCCCTTGTTCTTGTGCATTCTTAACAATGTTACCTGAACAAATATAACTTTTACCTGCGCCTGACTCGCCTGCAAACACAGTTACTTTACCTAATGGAATGCCTTTATGAAAGTCTGAACTAATAAGATAGTTAAGCGCATAGTTGCCTGTGCCGACCCAATCTGTAGGATCGTTAAAGCCTACACCTAGGCCGTCAATGCTTTTTGTTAGAGTTTTTCTGAATTTGGTAAGATCAAACGGTTTTGTTGCCATGAGTATACTCCTAATAATGTAACGTAGCAAGACCCCTTGCTACGTTTATCATTTTATTGTTAAGCGCCGCGGTTTCTAATTTTTGCTAAGATATCAGCAGCTCTTGAATCACTTGCAGGTGCTGCTTCAGCTACTGCAGGTGGTGGAGTATATGCGTTAACAATACCGGCTGGTTCGTCCCATGGTAGGTCTTCTTCAACTGTATGTACTACTGGTGCTGCAGTAACAACAGGAGCTACTGTAGCAGTAGGTGCTGCAGGTGCATCGCTTTCTGAAATACCATATGGTCTAAAGTATTTGCCCCAACGTTCAACGTCGTATGCTTCACCGTTAACTGAAGCTTCAAACATTTCTACCATAACTTTAAGTTCAACATCGTTAGGTTTTTTAGGTAAGTAATCTGATAAATCAGGTAAACCATATTTGTCAATTGCTGCGCGTTCTTCTTCACCAAGTGGACGTGTACGTCTGCTCCAAGTAGAAGTAGAATAATCTGCATAACCACCTTTAGAACCAACTTTTAAACGGAAATCAAAACCGTTTACATAGTCTGTAGGTAATTCTGTAAATTCATCATCAAGCAATGCTGCATGGATTAATTTATAAATTTGTGGTCCAATAACAAATCTGCGGATTGGATTTTCTGGTTTTTCTTTTTCGTCTAAGCCATCTTCAGGAACAAAGCCGTGGAAGATATATGATTTCTTTTTCCAGTATTTACGACCCATTTCTTCTAAAGAAGGATCTTTAAACCAAGGACGTACTTCTGAAAGAATTGGACATACTGAACCGTCGTTGTACATTTCAACGCATGGAACATTTACTACTACTGGTTTGCTATCTGTACGACCTTTGATACCTGCGAAAGGTAATTTGATTACAGAACGTTCAGCCCAGAAAAAAGTATTGTTTGGGTTGCCGTCTGGTAGGAATCTAAAAACTGCTTCACCACCATTTTTAATAGTCCAGAATGGATAAATTGATTTATCACCGCCTGAATTACTATCTGTACTACGTGTTTCTGCCGCTTTTAGTTTTGCTCTGATTTCTGCTAGTGTTGCCATTTTAATATCCTATTGTGTTTTGAGTTAACACACAGATGTTACTCTGTGTGTTATATATGTTTTTTGTGTTTTGTAATTGTTTTATACTAATATATAAGTTGCCTTACTTTTAAAGTATGTGCTTATTATATACTCTATTATTTATATGAGCAAGTGAAATCTTTCACTTTTTCAAATTCTTTTTACCATTTTGCTAATTGTAATATTCTAGCTAAACTGTCTTCATTTTTAAACGAAACTGATTCATGCATGCCTGGTTCACCTGGGAGAGGATTGCGGAACATAGCTGGAGTATCTGGATCGTTTTGATCCCATCCACCAGACGGTTGTGCTGCAGATGCTGCTGTTTGTTGTGTTACTGTTCCTGGAAACACTGTTACACCTTCTGGTTTTTCCGGAGGTGCTGTTTGAATTGATTGTCCAGCTTCTTGTTGTTGAAGAGCCCGTTGCATCTGTCCCAGTGCAGAGCTACTATACGCTGATTGTTGGGCGGTAGGTGCCGGCGTAGGTGCTTGTTGGCTTTGGAATGCAGGAGTAATTGCTGCAGCACCTGCTGGTGCCGCTGGTGCTGCTGGTGCCGCAGGTGTTGCTGCTGGTTGCATAGACGCATTCATTGAATCAGTTTTAAACTGTGCCTGGTATGCTTGCTCAGTGTTAGGTCCCATTATACCATCGGGTTTAAGTGGCCATCCTTGAGCAATTAATTTTTTCTGCAATTCAACTACTTTAGGATCTGATACTTTGCCTTGTGATGCTTGACCTGGTGTTGCTGACTTAGCTGCTGCGCCTGCTGGTGCTGCTTGATGTTGTTTATTAGCAACTGGTTTAAATCCTGCAGGTGGTTGAACACCTTGCTTTTGTAATGCAGCCATTGTTTTTTCACCAATTAAACCATCTGGATTTAGTTTATTAGCGTTTTGGAATGCTACAATCTCATCATGTGTAGTAGGCCATTTTCCTGCAGGTGCAGGTGCACTTGCACCAGGTTTAGGTGCAGTGCCTGGTGCAACAGGCGCTGCGGTTGGGTCTACACGAGGTCCTGATCCTTTATTGGTTGGATTAGCAAGTTGACTAAGTGGCGGCGCATTAGTAGTAGGTTTTGCAGGTGTTGTAGTTGCAGGTTGTGTAGCAATTGCTTGATCAACGACTCCGCCTGGGATACCTTGTACTCCTGCTTTAGGTGATGTGCTAATCTTTGGAGATGTTATTGGTGTAGTTGTATCAGATGGTTTTGCTACTACTGGCTTCATAGCAGTTTGCTCTTCTCCATTAGCATTTGTCCATTCAAACATTGCCATTTTTTCTTTTAATTGATTTACTCTAAACAAGAGTGCGTTTTCTGTAATTTGTTTCATATTATCTCCACTGCGCTATTTGCATTATTCTAGCTAAACTGTCTTCTTGACTAAACGTAACGCTTTCGGCAATTCTTGCATTTGGATCTTTTGGAATTTCTGGAATTTCTAATGACGGATCAGTATGATCAAAATCACCTTGTGTATTATCAAATGGTTCAACTGGTTCAATTGATTGATCCATGTTTGCTCTTAAATCATCATATCCAGTAACCCGAGCATCACGGTCTTGACTCATATTTTCCCAATCAATAACTTTTTGTGTATCAGGACCTAAAATACCATCGGCTTTAATTGGATATCCTTTGGCTCTTAATTCGTATTGTAATTTTTGAACTGCAGGATCAAACTTAGCACCTGAAGTTTTTGGTTTACCTGCCGGATGCGGTTTAGGTGCAGTACCATGTTGAGGTGCACTATAAGACGGTGCTTTATCTAAGTCCGACAAGCTGTTTTCATTATCCTCTGGTGGTATAAATGACGACGGATGATCTTGTGCATAACTAGTATCAGCCGGATGGAACAACCGCTTTTCTGGTGTTGGAAACATATCAGGACTTTTCGGAGAATTTATTAAGTTGTTTGCTAATTCTGGTGCATCACCTGCACTAGTAGACGCTAACTTTCCTTTTTTCATTCTTTCTTTAGTAGCTTGTATGCTACGTGTTTGATCATCAAACGGACTGACTCCGTGCACCTTCCATGCAGAATCTTCCGCTTCATTAACTATAGTTAATAAATCTCTAATTGATTTAACGGAATTTACCGGCTCTGTTTTTAAAATTCTGTTCATAATTATTCCTCATTGTTTTACGAATTTTGTGTTTATCTATGCTATCATGACGACGTCTACCACCGTGCCATTGTAACTCTTTCATTAACATACTAATAGTTTGGTCATCGTCGTCATTAGCAAACGCTGAGTCTTGATCTTGAACCCCAGCTAATCGCAATACATCAGATTGTTCTCGATCATCGTCACTCGGATCTAACCGGTTAACTTTAGTTAATATATATTTTACATCATCTTCTGACGCATTGCTATAATCGCCGTCTTTAAAACTTTTAATAATTTTAATTTTAACTCTAGCTCCGCCAATAGTAAAGTTCTCTTCTTCTTTATTCCAGAATCCTTCAATTGAATTTAGAATTTGTGTTTTGCCATCAAGCTGGTCATCTGATTCTTCTTCATCTGTATCACATTCGCCAAACCCAGTTTCACACGGAGTTAACCCACTTTCTCTAAGTGCGTCACGAATAGTCATACCTTCTGCAAACATTGTTTCTAATGTTGCACCAGATGCTTTAGCTTTAATAAACATAGCCGTTAGTTTAGCTTTTTTATGATCAACTTCTTCAGTTTCACGAAGTTTTTCAGTAGATGCTTGATACATACGTTCTTGCTGATCTAAATCTGCTGCATGTCCACCAGATAACGCAATAAACTCTTTTTCGTACTTTGCAATTTGTGCAGGTGTTGCCCCGCTTGTTCTTGCATCTTGTAACCGAGCTCTTGCATTTGCAACTTCCATTGAATGTGGATCTCTAATATAGCGTAGCTGGTCTGGTGTGTATACTTCTTTGCCATCAGCGGTATATTTCCAGGTGTCGTCTTCTGCTTCATCTTCATGTAACCCAGACAACTTACGAAGTTGTTGCAATTCTTCAGATACCGGCGCCGGAGGAGGTACTTCGCTACCCGGCGCTGCAGGAGGAGGTACTTCACTACCTGGTGCTGGAGGTGCGCCTTCTGCGCCCGGTTCACCTTCTGGTGGAACTTCGCCACCTTCTGGAGGTAATTCGCCGCCCATTGGGGGCATTCCGCCGCCCATTGGGGGCATTCCGCCGCCTAAGTCTGGTTCTGCAGGTGCTGCTCCGCCTGGTGCTGGCTCGCTATCTGGTGCCGGTGCGCCGTTAGCTACTGGGGGCAAATCAGTGCCGCCTAATTCACCGTCTCCAAATTTTAACTGAATTGCTACACTTGGATCAGCTTGTGTTACATATTGTTGAATTAACGGACGTAAATCTAAGTCAGGATCAATGTCTTTTAATGAATCTAAAAAATCAGTATCATCAATTAATCCAGCTAAACTTTCTATAGCATTAATACCATCAGGTCCGCCGTGTAATTCTTTTTCTAAAATTTTATTTAATTTGTCAATTGCAACTTTTTGAGCGTCTTTATTTGGACTAAATAGTTCATCTTTATCTTCAAGCATTATACGATTAATAAATGACTCAAATGCAATTTCCGGATCAAAGCTTTCTTTCTTATGGCTAGTATAACCTTTGTTTTTCATAGAGTGTGCTAATGCCCAAGGATTATCGATCTCCTTGTGTTTCTTCATTGCTTTAACAGTACCTTCCCAACCTTTAGGTGCTTTTTCATCTAAGAAGTAATCTGAAGATAATTCACATACTGGTAATTCACTTTCGTCTACAATTTTATATAAAAACGGAAATACTGATCTCATGTCTTCATTAAACGTGCGTACTGTTAATCGATCAATCCAATCATTCATTACATTTTCTGGAATAACTTGGTCTTCTTTTGCAGTAAATGATTCTGCAAATTGCTGATAATATGCAGGACGTTGTAAGCTAACGATTTCTTTTTTAATAGTGTCAATGCGGTCAATTACACGTGATGTAACGTCTCCCATTGCTTCTGATATCTGTGATTGGCGACTGACATATCCTTTAAATTTACGCAAACTAGCTAATTCTTCACTAAGTTTGGTAATGTGTTTACCGATATCGTCATACGGAATACCGCCATGTTTAATATGTTCTGCTAGTGCGCGGGCGCCAGGTAAGTGTTTGTAAGGGTATTTAAATCGTTCGCCGTCTGCATTTTCAATGTATATACATTCAATATGCATAGTGCGACCTGCAGCTAACTCTGGGTTAATAGGTTGAGTGTGCTTAACTATTAAACGAGCTTCACCTAAGTCTTGGTAACTTATTCTAGAAGTACCAAACATTTTACTTTCCATCATTGGTTGTTCCTTGGGTTTTGCTTGAAACTGATAGTCTCGTTTGTCTAAGTTGCTTTTTCCAATGTTTTGTACATCAAAGTTTAATAAGCGATTTTTAGCAAATTTTCTAAATGATCTTATGAATTTGTATGCACTATGATGAGTAGTATCTGAATCATCATCTACTAGATCTCCACTAACTTGCACTACAACTCCGTCGTCTTTATCTAAAGTAATAGCAATAGTTCCAAGTGGCTCACCATCTTCAGTATATTCAAACTCAAAGAATCGTGCTTTTGGAATATCAACTTTTTTACTTAATACTGCTGCGTTTTCGTCGCCCATTTTAATGTCTGAGAAACGTGTTTCTATTTTGCCATAAAGGTCTTTAGCAATCTTATCTAAATTATTGTCCATGTTTATATTTATCACATATTAGAGGAAACAAATATTGGTAGAGGTGCTTCCCAGTCCTCAATTCGATCTTCAATCCGCATTCTTTCAAATACTAATGGGTCCCACTCTGCTAGTATATCAATCATTCTTACTATTAGTAATAACGCTGCTACTAAGTCGTCGTGTTGCCCTGGTTTACCTTTAAAACTAATGCCGTGCGCGATGAATGATTTTAATTCAGTAATTAATGGTTTGCTGTTAATTACCATTTTATCTTCTTCAACAAAATATTTTAATTTTGAACACGCTGCAATTTTATTATTAAAGGTAGTATTAAATCCTTTGCGGAATTTACGAACATGCCCCTTTCTGCCCGGTTCGCTTACAAATAAACCCGGAAATGTCTCTTCTCCTAAATTGTCAATTACTACTAATGCGCTCTCACCTACTGTGTTATTTTCTACTGACCAGTATATTGAATTATATTGATCAGCACCAATCTCGTCTTGAATATATAACAATACATCTCTAAATAGCTTTACCTGACCTTGTATTGGAGTAATGTTGTGATGCCATTCTGCTACTTGCACCATAGATGGTAATTCAAATACCGTAATAGCAGAATAGTCGCCGCCTGTACCTAAACTAGGATCTAACGCAATTAAATATAAATTACCAGCAGTTGGTGCTTTATACCATCGAACCTGCCCCATTTTCATCATTGGTTCTTTACCGTACAGCTCAACTAGTTTCAAACTGTTTATAAGAGTTTCGTCGTATACAAGAAATTCGCAATTTTTGATTAGAACGTTATTTGCATAATACCTGTGATTCTTTTCAACATTAAACAGATCGTATACTGGTTCTTCATCTAACAGCCACTTAACAGACACGACATTATCAAGTTTGCCATTAACTAAAATTTTTTGTTTAGGCAATAATAATCTACCTTCTATTGGTTTAAACCCATTAAGAAAATATTTATGATCAGGAGTGCTTTTAAGTGAATGACGTTGTGTAGTTACATGAAGTATCTTTTTAACACCTTTAACTAAGATTCCGTCAAACTTGCTCCAGCCGGTGTCAGTTAGCACCGTTAATCCTAACTTATTTTTTATTAATTCTTCCGCGTGTAAATCCATCAAGTTCTGTTCCTTCTTTAAATTGTTTGTTAATTACTCCATTATTATACCAACACATGCCTCTCTTTGATATTTGTAATCTAGGAAGTCTTCCCTTAACAAATCCGTCAGGGCATATATCTTTATAGGTCTCAATAACTCCATTATTAAACCATTGTTTGTCTTTTGCTGATCCAGGTTTTCCTTTTTTGGAGTCACTTATTTTTTTTGCTCTTATAGGACATTTGTTAAACTCATAATAACCTGGTTGGCTTCTAACTAACAGTTGAGTTTCTCTTTCAGATTCAGACCATTTAGTACCTAATGTACGTCCACCAATTCCTGGACGAGCAATACCTTTATTATATGGAATGGTTCCTTTTCTTTGAATACTCATTAATTGTTTGGTTTCTTCAGTATGTTTAAATCCAGTACACCCATCTCCGCCTAGTGTTTTATTTGTTAACGGGCCGGCATGATCAATTAATCGGCCGTACTGGTTAATCAGATCAATTTCAAGAGCCTTTGCTGCAGCATCTGTTAACTCAGTTTGATACATTTCTATAACCGGAGTTAGATTTTGCGCAACTAATCTAGAAATTACCGCAACTTTTAAATGATTACACGTAGTTTCTGCAGTTTCTGATAAATGATCTTTATATCGCCTACCGTGGCCCTTCCCAATATAAAACGGTTGATTTGCTAAAATACTCATATAACTTACTGTGATGTTAATTGGGGTTTTATAAATATATACATAATACATGCTAGTATTTATCATTTCGTCATATACTATGAACTTAATAATCGCATAATATCGCCCATTGTTAGTTTTTCAATTTTTCCAGATGGCCATTTAACAGTTACAACTGAATCATGCACAATACAACCGTATTCACGTCTAAATTTTTCCTCACCTATACGACCAAGCTCTTCTTGTTTCCATACTTCATCACGATCTGGATGATCCCACCAATCTGATCTAAATCCAGAAAATCCGTTAATACCAACTTTGTCATCTTTTTCATTACCAAATTCGTCAAAATATTGTTGGCTTTCCTTCCATATAGTAGCAAATTGATCTTCGTCACTATTTGGCGTGGACGTAATAATACAACGTCCACCAGTTGCTAATGTAGGTGATATAGAAGTCCAAAACTCTTCAGCAATATTAGGTTGTAGGAACGCAAACTCGTCACAATATAATAACGAGATAGACATACCCCGTCCAGTTGTACCTGTAGTAGTCTGACTTACAATACGTGATCCGTTATCAAACTCCATAGAACCTTTATTATAACTAATAACGCCAGCACGTAAGAAGTCTGGACATAATTCGTACCCATATCGTATACGTTGCATAATCTCTTGTGCACCTGTATATTTGTGCGCTGCAATTAGAATAGTTTGATCCGGATGAAACATTGCAAACCATAATAAGTATGCAGATGCACATGTAGTTTTACCACTTTGGCGTGGTAGCATATTAATATTGAACCGATGTGCATGATAACAGTTTAACAAGTTAACTTGATAATCAAACGGTTGAAATAACAATTTCCCTTTTACTGAGTGTTGAATATGGAAGAAATATCTTGAAAAATAAAGATATCCATCCTCGGGGTCAGAACACATTTGTAAATCAATAATGTGTTGCTCTTCAAATCGTTCAGTTTTGTGAGCTTTTTTAGTTAAAACCCCATCTAAACTTTTAGCCATATAATAATCCTTTGTCGTATATGTATTTACAAAAAAAAGCGGACATAATGTCCGCTTTATGATTATTAAAAGTAGTTGTTACTTGCGAGATTTAATATCTTCGTACAACGCAGCAAGATTTTGAACTAACGATTCAAAATGCGGTTGTGGCTGGCCACCACCATTTACTTTACGTGCTTCACCGTCTTTTTTATCACCTTGGTGTAATACAGTGTTAATCCCATAAGTGTGCTGCCCGCTGTCGCCGTCTACTTCATTTCCAAAGCTGTCACCGATTACGATCTCAGCGTCGTCGTCTGGTTCATCCATAGGCTCATGATGCGAGTCACTACTAATTCCTTTTAAGATATCCATTAAATCGCGAATACCGTCAGCGCCTTTACTATTAATAGTAACATTCATATTTAATGATTCGTCAGCCGGTGCTCCGCCTTGAATAATAGCAGCAGGCATATCCATACCACATTCGTCAATTGTTGGTTCACGCCCTTCATCAATTTCTTGCATTGTTTGCATTAATTTTTTAAAATCCATTTTATTTCCCTAAGTTTGCAGTTGGCAATGTAATTTTTTTAGAACCAATTGCACTAGTTGTTCCAATTGATGTATTAGTTTTAGCAGATGGTGCTGATTTTTCAACATGCGATTTTTTTGCTAATAGTTGATCGTTAACTCCTTTATATTGAGTACCTTGATGTTTAACTTTATTAAGTTCTTTTAGCATACTCATTACATGTGACTGCCCTGTTAGATGTTGATTATTTTCTTTATCGTAATCTGATCCAATCAATGCTTTGCTGTCATTAAGCTGATCATATTTGTGATTAATGTCGTATTCTTCTACTTCTTTGTTATTTCTAACTTTAATACAACATTCACTTACACCTAGTGCATTAGCAGCAAGTTGGCTTACTTGAAAACTAGTTGCTGGATAAGTTAACGTAACATCAAATGATGTAGTATTAGTATTGTGGTGTTCAGGAAAATCAACTTGTGTTTCCTGGATTGGTGTGCGAGTGCCTTCTGAAAAAGATTCAACTGTAAATCTTTCCAATACACTTTTAAGTTTATCAATTTGTTCTGATGTAGGTTCTCCTACAACTTTAATTTTAAATTCATAAACTTGTTTTGATTCTAATAAATGCTGTCTAAACGATTTCATAATATATCCTTGATATTATATTTATTTCATATTCTTTAATTTTTCAATAAGACTGTTTCGGTCTGTAACAATAAATCCTTCACCTGCAATATTAACACCAGTATCTTCTGCGTGATTATCGCTATCTAACTTTTGCTTTTTAAGTTGAAGTTCTATCATTTTAAGTTTCTTATCAATTTTTGCCGACTTAGCATCGATTGCATTCTTAAGCATACTAGCTGCTACTTCAAATACTCTCCCGCTATATCTAGCCTCAACGTTCATACCTAAATCCATTAAGTCATCATATGCATCAGTTGCACGTTGTGCTAATGCATCAAATTCAGAATCACTAACATCGCCTAACCCTTTTACTTGCGGTAATGCAGCTGAAATTTTATCAAATTCGGCTATATCGCGGAATAACGGAGTTGGTACCGGTGGCGCAGGGATTGCTACTTCTGTTTCTTTTATGATTGTTTTACTTTCTGGTAAATTTAGGAGTTCCTCTAACTTTTTTGTCATAGTATATCCTCTTATAGTATACTATTTAAGTTATTTAGAACCGTTATGGAATAAATCATTTTCGTTTATTACTCTAAATTTAAGACCATTTTGTTTGCAGTAAATAATAGCTGCTGCCCATTTGGCTTGATTTTTAATAAACTGTGCTTGATTGTATTTGTTTTTACCAACACGTTCAAGTATATGCTGACTTGCTGGTTTTATTTCAATTACTTCGTTGTGTATGTGATGGTTTTTATCTACGTATTGGATAAAAAAATCTGGTAGATAAATTGTATTACGATTAGTAAGTGGGTCTCGATACGGTATAGTAATAGCCTCACTTGCCCATTTTTGAACACTTGGATTTGAATCACAAAATTGCATAAAGCTCATTTCCCAAGAACTTCGATAATATGGAATCTTAGTTCCTACATATTTTCCTGGATTCTTAGGGACGTATTTGCCTTTAGCAAATTTTCGACTGCTCATACTAAAATATTTCTCGACTCGTATTCGTTATCATTAACTTTAACACGATATCCTAATAAACTAGTAGGATCTCTGTAAGAATTTAAGATCTGTGCAACTATTTGGTTTAATTGTAGTGTTGGCAATTGTTTAAGCGAGTCTAGTAATGTAAACACATGTACCTCTTCTGTTCTTGCTCTATTTAAAAATACAATCGCAGTTGCTTTTGCACTGTTAGCATCAAAGTTTCTTTTTTGAAAAAACCCAATAACTGCGTCAATCTCTTCACAAGGAAATGATACATCAGTTGTATACGACTTATCAAAAAAATGTTTAATTTCAGCAGCTGCTGAATTAGTGTCGGATGAAAATGCATTTAAGTTCATAGTTTAACTAATGTTCCTGTTTTAGTTGTTATTGGTGATCCAACTGTATTAGTAGTTCCGGTAGTACTTACAGGTATTGAAACACCTGATATACTTGTTTTTGCAGTTGAGCCAGTTGTTAGTCCAGTCGTTGATCCGATTGTAGTTGCGCCGGCAGCATTAATTGCTGATGATGAAGCTGCTGCTGATATAGCATTAGATAGACTAAAATTAGATTTTGCAAATGCCGGATACGACCCACTGTTAGCAGGATAACTACTAGTTAATGTTGACGGAGATAAGTCGTAATGTGAAGATAAGAAATCCTCCATTTGCCCATCATTAACATAGCCAGTACCATATGATACTGCCTCGTATGCTAATGTCATTTCAAAGCTGTGCGACTCGCCTGAATGATATGCTAAATTGTTGCCGCCCCAATGTGTAATAAGAGGGTTAACAAGTTTATAACTAACATATTCGTGTCTAGACATTTGATAAATCATTATATAATTAAAAAATGGCTTAACCCGTCCCATAAAACCATATGGACTAGTTATATATGAAGATTCTTTCATTGCATTTTTAATATATGATCCTTTTTTACTAGATACGGTAGGATCGTTATAGTAATATTTGTAATATGTTTGCCATAATTGATTTATAAGACCCATATTATCATCATGAAATGATACCTTAACATCGTTGTATTTGTGCTGATATTGTACTACTCGTTTTCTATTATATTGGTTTAATGTTTCGGCTGACACTGTATATGTAGGAAGATCGATCGATTTAACTAATAAATTAATTTCATTTTTAAGAGTGTGTAATAATTTAGCTTCAACAGTTGTTGGATTAATTCCTTGCCAATTAATGTTAAACGCAACATGAAATAAAAATTTATCTTTAGGTAGTAATCTAAATTGATCAGTAACAAAAGTTTTAGAGGCATGTTGACGACACCGAAGATTTTCAGTGGGATTAGATGTTAAATATTCGTTAGGTGCAAATGACATATATATATTTATCCTTTTAATAAACTACGCAGTTTAAAATTTAGTCATAAAAAAGCCCGCACTGCGGGCTTTTTATTAATGCGTTAAACTTAACCGCCAGCAACAACAGTTTGTGTGCCGCCTTCAAGTGCTGGTCTATCAGTAGCTTCATAACCAATACCAAAGCTATCAGCACCAACAAGTTGTACACAGTTATCAGGTTGAATTGATAAATCAATTGTCATAAATCCTGCGTCACCATATGTTAGTGCATTGTAAGTTGATGACACTAAGTAACAACCATAACATTCCCACGATTCTAAAATGTTAACATCTGAGAAGTTATCAGCGTTTGCGCCATCTAACATTTCAATTGTCATTTTGAATTTATAAGACCCTGCAGCAGCAGCCGAACTTTGTTCAAAAAAGTCAAATTGTTTCTGATTTTGCTCGCCAACTAGTTTATTAACTACGTTAGATTGATCATCACGAATTTTAATGCTAATTGCTCCCCATTTAGGTTTGCCTGCGTAATGAATTGTACTATTGTATACATCAATAGTTTTATCGTCAAACGTTAAAGTAGGCCTTGCTGCCTCAGATACTTGACGAGTTAATTCGGTACCAGTGTCGTTTTCTGATGATCCAAACCCGTCAAACATTACTCTAAACCGATATTTTAATTTCGGCATTAGTAACCCACTATTCCCACCACTAGATGTGGTAGGTACTGAGAAATTTGTTAAAGATGCAAATCCTGGCATTTTATCTTGCTCCTAATGTTTTAACTTCACCCGTATTTAATAAACGTAACGGGATATAAATAAATTCTACAGCTTTAGTTGGTTCAATTGCAACGTCTAAATACACTTCACCATTATCAATTCTTGTTGGAGTATTATTTGAAGTATCACATACTACTGCAAAATCATATAATGCACGTTGTCCCACTAAATCAATTAACATGCTTTCAGCAGCATATTTAATTTGATTACGTGTTGAACTATCATTTGGTTGGAACAAGTACGGTCTTACAAGTTTTGCAAATTGTCTGCGTAATTGCACAATTAAACGAGCAACGTTAATACGATCTAATGAACTTGTTACCGATGAACGAGTAAATTGACCCATGTTAACAACCCCTGAACCAACGATTGAAGTAAGTGGATTAACTTTAACTTTTGCTAACGTATTACGTTGACCTAAATTTAATGCCACTGTTACAAATTCGCCTGATGTATTAACATAACCAACAGATGTTGCATTGTTAATAACACCTCTAGACGTACCAGCTGGTGCAAACCATAGATGACTTGATGCATCATTTAATGCAATTGTACGTAACATCATAGCACTTGGTGGAATAACAATGTTATTTCCGCTGTTGTCGCTTGATAAACCCCACGGATAAAAGAACGCTAAGTACGGATCAGCAGTTGTTAATCCTTTATCGTTATCTTCAATTGCACCAGCAACGTTACTTCCCCAATTTTCTAAAGAAGTTGCATCGGGTGTTAATCTTGCAGGAGTATCAGCAATAACAAACGCAGTAATACCGTTGTCATAGTTTAAAATTTTCATTTCACCTACAAGTTCAGGATAACCAGGACAAGCAATTAAATTAAATTCTCTAACTTCTGTTTCACGAATTTGTTGATTTGAGTTAACTAATGCTTGCAATGCTTGAACTACTACACCACGTTGTGCCATGCGACCAAATGCGCCTGCACCGTTTGCTAAATTAGCAGCTTCAGAAACCCAACGATGTGGATAGTAATCAGCCATTGTTTCGCTACTAAATCTTACATTAAGCGCGTTAGTGTTAACATAATCTTTATGTAATTTTTTAACATTGTAACCACTTCTGCGAAGATTCCACAACAACATACCATTTGGATATAATGCAGGATCTGGTGCATCAAAGTCAACAAAGTCAGCTGCGTCTAATTCTGCTTGTGAAAAGTCATCAAGATTACCACCTAATAATGCAGTAATTGCAGCAGGTGTACTTGCTGAACCAGAAGTACTCCATCTTGCATCAGCAAATACAATACCGTGTTCGGTAACTTGATCAGTGATGTCAACTTTTTCCCATTTCTTTTCAAAATTAATATATTTGTATAACGCAGGATAGTTTTCTAAATCTGATGTATCAACCCACAAATCACCGTCGACTAAATTAGTAATGCCGTCCTGTTGTGTAGTTGGTTTAGATGCAGAAACAATTGGACCTTTTGGGTCAGTTCTAGCAGGTCCGGTTCCGTGGTCTACACTACGATATGCTTTCCATTTTTTATTATGGTTAACCATAATATCAACGTCATCAATATTTGCACTATACCATAACAACCCATCAACTGCGCCGCCGGTTAATACCGTGTTACTTGCTGTAATAAACGAGACGTCGTTAGTAGCGCCGTGTTCTGACCATAATGTTGCAATATATTTGGTTGTATTGCCGGCAAGTTGTGAGCTTGCATGGTGATAAAAATTAGCAGTTGCAGTTACACTAAACAACGACAATAACAATCCGTTTACGTCATTAAATTCAATATCACCACCGTGTTCATGTGAAATAGTAATTCTATTGCCAACTCGAACTGCAGAGACTGCAGTGTTAAGTCTTGCGTTAATTGGTTGCATAATAGCATCAATAATTAACGTAACCTTTTCTGCTTCAGTAGTGTTACTAATAAATGTTGGAATTTCAAATACTAATTCTTCACTAGTTGACAACATTGCCGAACTGATAACACTTTCTTGAATGTCGATAGTATAACTACCTGAAGCTATTTTATCACTAGTAATTGTTGCAGATGTAATTGAAGTAGCTGATACATCTTTACGACGATATACTTTAAAAGTTGCAACCGGAACTGCAGTTTCGGAATCATTAAATTTTACATATACTGAATTTCCAGCAATGTTAATGCCGCCGCCGGTTGAATCAATGCCGTGTAATGCCGCTGCGCCATTTGCATATAATGGTGCAGATTTAGTAATCCAGGTTGATGATGCAGTTTCGTATTTTTGAATTACCCAATTTGAACCACCATTTACTGAATTTGATTTAATCCAAAGTGAGCCAGTCGGAGCACCGATTACTGTATCTACATTATCAGCATCTTTACGTTTATATGTTGGTACTGATGTAGACGATGAAATGGTCAATAACGGAGCAATATATTTAGTTGCATTAGCTATTGAAATACCAAGTGTTTCTAAAGTTGCAGCTGTTGAATTAACAAGATTAACATCTTCACCAGTTGAGTAAATTACTAATGTGCTACCAACATTTGCAGCTTTAATTCCGGCATCAGTAATTGTACCTACTGCATTAATTGCAGTTACTAAGGTGTCTAACGATGTAAAACCAGTAACAGCATGCCCATTAATTTGAAGAGAATCAGAATCGGCTCCTGAATTTGAAAATGTATTAGCACCGACTACAGTGTTGTTGCCTTGAATAGTAGGGATACTTCCTTTCCATTCAGGTGATCCAACAAGAACCCAGTTGCCAGCACCTAAAGATGCTGTAGATGATTTATACCAATACGAAATTAAACTCGAAACTGCAGAAATTGCGTATGTTCCAGTTGAACCAAAACTTTGCAATGGCGCATAGTTAGATGTAAATAAATCTACATGTGCTGTATTTGTAATAACTGTTGGAGTAATGGTTGAGAATTTTTGACCACTTGCAGTGCTTAACGGATCTGAATTCCATGCTGCCATACCCCAATGGGTTGCAATCGTGTTTAACCAAAATGTGTTGTTTGCAGGTACACCTGCAGGTTCTGCAGAAAGTGGTTTTAATTGATCTAAATCAACATCAGCACGAACTACATATGCCGCGCTACTTACGCCCATATAGCTATAAGCAGCATGTAACCCATATTCATTTTGTTCACCAGCATTAACTGGTGTGTTACTCGCATCGGTTTTAAACACTGGTTGACCGAAGGTATCTGTTAATTCTTTTGAGCTAGTAATTTTAAATACTTGGCCGTATTTTTTAGATGTTTTTACTGTTCCTGGAGCTAGTCCAGTTTTTGCACTATTTAATTTATTTGCAGCAGTAGCAATAAATATTAAAGGTACTGTACCGGGAGCTGATGAAGTGTAGAAACTCTCATCTGATACTTCTACACTTACGCCTGGTGAACTAAGTTGAGCCATAATTATAATCTCCATATATACAAGTTCTAACTGTATTTATAGGAAAATGTAAAATAATGGCGTTATATCTTAACTATTTCTGTTACTTTTGCGTATAATGCATTAAGTGTACTATTGTTATCAACAGTATAATCTACAGCTAATCCATACCATGCCCACTCACTTTCATGGATACCAAACTCTTTTAACATTAAGATATCATCTATGTTACCAGATAACGCACCATTAACATATTGATACCAGTCTGGTTCCGGTCCTCGTGTTACACGAACTATTATACCGCCTGCGTTTTTAATAGCAGCAAACTCATTTGGAAATCTACAATCGCTAATAACAACATTAGTGTTGATGTTTCTCAATTTGTTTTCTAAGCTAGCAATCCAAATGTCATCATGAAAACTTCTTCTGCATACTTCAGTTCCCCAGAGTTGTAAAATTAATCGAGGGGTTAGCATTGGTATAGATAATTTATCTGCCCACCATTGATCAACTTGTTCACGCCATGCTCGCGATTCGGTAGTTTGGCCTTCGAGCAATGTTCTGTCCCATCCAAACACAGCAGAAACTGCATCTTTTAATGTACCTGCAAAACTTTCACGTTTAAAGTTGTGATCATTTACTAAATATTCAGCAATTGTATCTTTACCTTCACCTATATTTCCTACAATACCAACTATCATATTATTCTCCTAAAATTGTATTATACACTAATTTTAGAAAAATGTCAACTTATCCTATTATAAAATGATAACCTGTCCCGCCAGATATTAACGTTTCTAACTCTTTATCAAGAGCAATAAGTTCTTCTTTGCCTGCAGATTTCATATCGTTACCATTTAATGTAATACCGCCGCCTGGGCCTGCAATAGTTGAAAACAAGCTACGTGCTTCTCCTAACATAATCTTGCAAGTAGCGAGTGTATAATCACGTAACCATTGTTTAGCATAAATGTCAGTTAGCAATACAAAGTCAGGTCTAAAGTTATGTGATTTAATTAAAATCTGTTCACCTTGTGCAAACGGACGTTGTAGGATTGTTAACACATGACTAGTAGGTTTCCATTTAAATTCAATGTAACTACCAAACATTTTACCTACTAATTTTTGATATCCGGCAAATAATTCATATGTTGCAAGGCCGCCCATCATACTACCGCTCATCATATACGTGTTAGTATACGCTAAGTTAAATGGTTCAAATAATGTACCGCCTGCACCCATACCAGACCGTGACCCAATAGCACGTCTAAATACGCTTTGTACTTCTATAATTTCATCAGGTAATCTGTAATCATTTTGATCTTGTACTAACTCTAAAAAGCTGTAACTTTCTTCTACAGCATTTGGACTGCGTTGCCTAAAGCGAGTTAACGCTCTATCTAACGCAGTTTCGTAATGGATTGGATCCAAATCTATGTCAATCATACCTTCGCCAAGTAGAGTTCTAACATATTCAAATACTTTATTTCGTTCTATCAATGAGGATGTGTCGTCAGACATAATCTTGCTCCGTAATAATTCTGTGATAAATAAAAATGTAGTTCACGGAACGGCAATTCCCAACTACCTTAATGTCAAAGGAGGACATCAACAATGATATTTATCAATAATAAATATACCAACATCTATTTTAATATAATCAAATCAGCACAAATACGAGATCCGTTATCCGGTTATTCTGAAAGACATCATATTATACCAAAATGTTTAGGCGGGTCTAATAAAAAAGATAATTTAGTTACACTAACAGCTAGAGAACATTTTGTATGTCATCACTTACTTACTAAAATGGTAAATTCTACCAGAGAAAAATTTCAATTAAGTAAAGCATTTAATTGTATGCTATACATGACTTCACCGGTGCAAGATCGTTATAAAGTATCTAGTAGGAAGTTTGAAAGTTTTAAAACGAATTATTCAAAAATGTTTAGCGAACAACAGAGAGGTGATAAGAATCACATGTATGGAAAGACCCATACTCCTGAAACGTTAGCAAAAATTGCAATTGCACGGGCAAACTCAAATTATATAATTACTGACGAAACTCGAGCTAAACTAAGTGCTGCTAATAAAGGAAAAAATGTTTCAGACGAAACTCGAGCTAAAATCTCAAAAGCAAATAAAGGAAGATTAGCAGGTGAAAATAACCCAATGTATGGCAATACTCATACAGAAGAAGCTAGAAAGAAAATATCAGAAAACGCACAAGGTAGAACACCATGGAACCTAGGTGTTACTCATACTGATGAAGTAAAACAGAAAATGTCAAAACTAGCATTACAACGACCAAAGTACAAGTGTGAGCATTGCGGTGTAGAATGTGTTAAATGTAATTATAATAGATGGCACGGAGCGAACTGTAAATCTATCGTAAGATAAATATGATAATACCCAAGGAGAATCCTAAATGCCTAGACTTTCAATGTACCATCCTGAGAAAGGCAATAATTATAGATTTATCGATCGTCAAATATCACGGATGTTTCAAGTCGGATGCACTGATGTACATTTGCACAAGTACCTCGGTCCTAAATTACAAGATACCGGAACTGCCGATCAGCCAATTTATGATGTAGTAAAAGAAACAAATATTCAAGATTTATTATTTTTAGAAAATCGTGATCGCAAATACGAATCGGAAATTTATCGTCTTAGGGGCCATTACCAAGTTCAAAATTTAGATTTTAACCTAAGCCAATTTGGTTTGTTTATTGATAACGATACAGTGTTTATGACTGTACATATTAACGACTTTGTTGAAGCAATTGGTCGCAAACCATTAGACGGTGATGTTATTGAGTTGCCTCACTTACGTGATGATTTTGCATTAAACGATTTTGATGTTAGTGTTCCTAGATTTTTTGTTATTGAAGATGTTGGTCGTGCTAGTGAAGGATATAGTGCAACATGGTATCCTCATTTGTATAGAATAAAACTTAAAAAGATTGCAGACAGCCAACAGTATGCAGATATACTTGACCAACCTGCAGGCGACGACGCACCGTATGCGTTACGTGATTTATTAAGTACCCGTAAAAAAGAATTAGAAATAAACGATGCAATCGTAAGTCAAGCTGAAATCGACGCACCTAAATGCGGATACGAAACTCGACAATTTTATACATTAGCAACTGATCCGGTAACTGGTAGAACAGAGTTAATTACTGTAGATTCAGATGTGTACACTGCTAACTATCAAAGTCAATTAATTAACGGCGAATCTAATGTAAATGCAAGTAGTCTTAATGCAATACCATTGCGAACTGGTTATACTGGATTTTTAGTAGGTGACGGTTATCCGTATAATGGCTATGTATTTGGTCAGGGAATTGAGTTTCCTACCAGCGTAGCAAAAGATGATTTCTTTTTAAGATTAGATTTTGTTCCAAATCGATTATTTAGATTTGACGGCCGTAAATGGCATAAAGTAGAAGATGCAGTCAGAATGACATTAACTAACACTGATACTAGACACACTAGACGAGTTAGCTTTATTAATAACAGCAAATTTACATATAATGATGAAATTGCAACTGATTACGTAAGAGTAGCTGTTGGTGCAATTTTACTTGATACTAATATTGATTTTGAAATAACTGCACCATACATTGTATTAAAATTTGATACTACTAGATTAGAGTTTGTAGTTAATGATTTTGAAAATTTATTAGAATCGTACGATGTAAACGGTGTTGCTAAAATTAGAATTAATTTACCAGAAGTTGATAATTTGCAAGTAACAATTCCGTACGACGGCGCGTGGCGAGTTAGTTTATTTACTTACAGAGAGGCTGAACGTCAAGGCATATCTAAAGTACTTAAACCTCGTGCTGATTTTTAATTTCATAAGAAGTGCAGTACTAAATACTGAAATAGGAGAAAGTAATGCAACATTTTTATGACGGTGCTATACGTAGATATATCACTCAAACAATTAGGCTTTTTAGTGAATTCTCAGTGCGATATGGCGATGGAACATTACATCGAGTACCAGTAGCATACGGTGATGCTGACAGACAGGCTACTAGTATTATTCGACAAAATTCTGAAAATACAATTAACTCAGTTCCAAAAATAAGCGTGTATATACATAGTTTAGACTTAGACAAAGATCGATTAGCAGATTCAACGTTTGTTAGCAAAGTATTAGTTCGTGAACGAGATGTTGACAAGGCATCTAATAAGTATACATCTAATCGAGGTAGACAATATACAGTTGAACGACTAATGCCAACTCCATTTAAGTTAACTTTTAAAGTTGACATATGGACTGCAAACACAGACCAAAAACTTCAAATATTAGAACAAATATTAATGTTGTTTAATCCTAGTTTAGATATTCAAACTACTGATAATTATTTAGACTGGACAAGCTTATCTGTAATTTATTTAGAAAGTGTAGCATGGTCTAGTAAAGCAATTCCTGTAGGAACTGATACCCCAATTGACATTGCAACGTTAACTTTTGCTACTCCGATATGGATTAGTCCGCCTGCTAAAGTTAAACAATTAGGAGTAATTACAAAAATTATTACTGGATTATTTGACGGTAATACTACCCTTAGTGAACCAATTTTTGGATCAGATTATTTAGACCCATCTTCAAAGTTTACCGATGCTGGTGCTGCGTTTTTAACAGATATAGTTACAGTAATTGAAGATTATTCAGTTGAAATTTATAATAATCAAGTAGTGTTACTAGATCCTAATTATAATGTTGAATATGAAGAATCACCGTATGAAATACCTGATAGGTTTGGAATGGAAGTTAAATGGGCAGAATTATTTGAAAAATATCCTAAAAAGTTCATACCTGGATTTAGTAGAATTATCGTAACGCAGCTTGGTGGAGTTGAAATAGTTGGTACATTAACTGCAAATACAGACGATGAAACTATTTTAAATGTTAATTGGGACGAAGATACATTAAGACGTAACACATTGATTGATAGTCAAGGTTATTTAGAATCAGACGTTACTTATTTTAATTTATCAACATGTAATAGATTGTCACCTGGAACATTTGATGCAATTATTAATCCGTATACATTTAATCCATACGATTACGACCTTAGAACAGGCACTCGATATTTAATAATTGAAGATATCGGTTCAGTTGATAATACTGATGGTGCGCTAGCATGGAAATCTACATCCGAAGATGATTTAATCGCACATGCTAATGATATAGTTGAATGGAACGGTAGCAGTTGGCATATTATATTTGATTCAGTTAACGAGACTGACACTATAATATGGCAAACAAATTTAATGAATGGTATACAATTTATGTGGAACGGTGTGTCTTGGACTAAAAGTTTTGAAGGATTCTATAGGACAACTAAATGGCGACTGGAATTGTAAAAGATCAAATAATTTGCAGTGGTGCATTAATATACTCACAAGCTACTCATAGATTTCTTTTGATTCAAAAATCCTCAGGTAAACACCAAGGTACTTGGGGATTAGTTGGTGGCACTAACCTTGCTAACGAAAATCCATGGCAAGGTCTTACAAGAGAAATAGAAGAAGAAATTGGTTTTCTTCCAATCATTAAAAAAACACTACCATTAGAAAAGTTTGTATCTAACGATAGTGTTTTTAATTTTCATACATATTTCTGTTTAGTAGAAAACGAATTTGTTCCAACTCTTAGCGACGAACACATTGCATGGGGATGGTTTAGTTTAGTTGCTCTACCAAAACCTATACATCGCGGACTAAATCTCAGTTTGCGTAATAAAATTATTCAAACTAAGATCCAAACCGTTATTGATATTATTGATAGTTTGTAAGTATTTGATAATTTGTGTAGACCAGTAAACACTATGTTTACTGTCTACTCTAACATTAAAATCTACAGGAGGATGAAATAGACAATTAGTATCATTATACTTGCTAACAGATATAGTATCAACAAATACAGTAAAATCTGCATTAAATAGTTTCCTAATTTCGTTAGTAGGTGCAATAAAATCACAAATAACATAATTAGATTTAGAATTTTCAGCTAACTGTTTCATTCTACTACATTGTCTTAATCGTCCTTCTGTACTAAAATCCCAATCGTTGTATTGTTCTCTTATTATATCAGCATTAAACCATTCAACCGAATCTAAAAGTTTAACTAGCTCAGTTGCTAGAGTTGTTTTACCAGATCCAGGCAATCCCATTATTAAAATTTTCATCATTCAGGTAAAACTGCATTTAATAAAAATAATTGAGTTAGTTTAGTTGGTTCTAAACTATACCAGATCCAAGGTCTAATATAAATGTAATCATTCTTTTTTAAATTAATACTATTAACTGTTGACCATTTACTAGGATCGTAACAATTATCCGCAATAAATGTATCTAATTTATCTATAACATCAAATACAGTTTTTACGGTATCTTGTTCATGGATTGTCAACACAGTATCTTCCATTGCAACTACAACTAACCATAGTGAATGCTGATAAAAATGTTCTACATGAATTATATCAGATGGTTTTCTAAAAATACCTGTATCTTGTTGTATAGTAACATCAGAATTAATTTCATGTTTAAAAAATTCTTGTAATTCAGCTGGAACATAATTGAAATTTATAATTTCTTCGCCAAATAATGTTCGTTCAAATTCCATTGAAGACATTAACATTTGTAATTGTTCTGAATTATTATACAACCCAGAACAATGAATAAAATTTTGCATATTTTTACCTTTTATATGTACTTAAATATTTAAAAAAGAAATCTCTTTCAGTTTCTTCATCTAGGACATAAAATTCAATAACCTCGCCATTAACATTTTGAAATGCTAATTTTTCTGGTAATTTACCTTTATACGCGATATTATTGATAGCGCAATAACTATAAAAATGTTGCACTACACCTAAAGATAATCTGATAGTCCAATCATCGCCGCAATTTTTTAATTCTTTATGCCACATCTCCATTCCGCGTTCAAGCCAAGTAAAGTCAGGTTTTGGATGATCTGTTATAAATTTACTCCAATAATCAACTAAGATATAATGTTTAGCAAAAACTCTATCTGGATATGTTCTAACATTTTTATAAATTAAATCAGAATTTCTACCTATAGATTTTCTTTTTAATAATTCATGATTAGCTAAACCATAATGTAAAATCCAAGCATAATCTTGCCAAAACATTTTACCTAAGAAATGCTCACCGTCTTTAGATGGATATTCATGCACAACACCGGTAAATCTAATTTTACCTCGTTTAAATAATCTATCGTGCATCACATCAACGTTAATACCCATTTTATGAGAATCAAGTGACATACATTGCTTTTGTTTTAGTAACATACCATCATAATAATCGCTAGTAATGTACTTAAATAGATTTTTCCAACTTTCAACTTGTTCGTCGGCGTCAATCCAAAAGATATAATCTCCAGATGCTTGATCAATAGAATAATTTCTAGCTCTAGAAAAATTACCTAACCCATCTTCTTCTAACCATTCTAAATCATAAATTTTATCTGTATATTTTTCAACAATTCGTTTAGTATCATCAGTAGAACCGGTATCAACGACAATAATTTCATCTACAAATCCATCTAACGATTTTAAACAACGAGAAATATTATCTTCTTCATTTCTAACAATTATGCAAGCAGAAATAGATTTATATGGTCTAGTTTTCATCCATTTTTCGTTATAATCAATTTTACCAAATTCAATATTATCGCCTTTAGAAGAATTAAACCAAAAAGAAATATTGCTACACGGTTCGTTTCTTCTACCTAACACATTGGCAGATGAGTGAATTAAAGTAAAATCTATGTTTTTTAATAATTGTTTAATATCAGATCTTTCAAAATGATGAACGTGATTAAGTTCTACTTTATTCATTGTCATATTATCCCACGGTCCTGTTGGAGTAGTAAAATAAAATAACGTATCAAGTTGAGCTAATTTAGTTACTGTATTAAGAAATTCGTCAGTATCCTCAATATGTTCCATTACCTCGCCAAGAATAACTACATCGGGTTTAATATCATAATTTAAAATATTAAATACAGAATCGCAAATAAATTTTAATTGAGGATATTTAGATTTATACTTTTTTTCAACAAAATCTAACACAGGCTTATAAGTATCAACTAATGTCATTTCTGAAATATTAAGAGAAAATCGTTTCAGTAATGGTAATGATAATACACCATCATTACTTCCTATGTCAACAATTTTTAATTTTTTACTAGGAGCTTTTTTAATAATATCATCAACTAAATTTATTAGATGAGTACCCCTTTCATCTAACATAAAATCTTCGTCTGAGTTATAATCTTCTCTAACTAATACAACATTTTTATTGTAATAATCAGCATTATCTAACAATTTTCTATATTTTTCATCTCCTGTTAATTTATAAGCAGCTACTATATCTGAATTATAAACTAACTGGTCTAAAATTTTAGATTTATATTTTTCAAATCTTTTATTAAACATAGAATCAATTTCTCTGTTCCAAGATTTGGCTACGTTTTGCCAAGAATATTTTTCAATATCTACTCGCGCCTTATCTACAGCTTGATCATACAAATCTTTATCTTGATATTTTTTTACTAATGATAAAAATTCATCAAAATATTCTTGTGTATCGTATTTTGATTTAACTGTAGTTTGAGATTTAACAGTTTCTGATAATGCAAAATTATGTGTAGCAATAATCATACATTCATTATATTGAGCTTCAATAGCATTAATACAACTAATTTCAGGAAAATCTGTTGGATATAGCATGTATGCGCAATTAGAAAGTAATTCATAATATTCGCGTTTAGGTAAATTACCTATCATTTTAACATTAGTTGAATACTCTAATAATTCTTCAACCTCATTATAAATTTTTTGAACTTCTTCCGGAGTTCCTAGTGTATGCTCATATCCGCATAAATGTAATATTGCATCAGGATTAATATCTAACACTTCTGGCCATATTTTTTCAAGTAGATATTTCAATCCTCGTTCGGGTCTAGAAGCATAGATATAATTATTTTTCTTTTCTTCAAATGATTTTTTTGTTGTTATAATTGACTGATCATAACCATTAGAAGTTTTCCAAATATAATTAGTTGGTTCAATAGTATAATTGTTAACAAATAACGATTTATGATATTCACTTAAACAAAATACTCTATCTGCTACGCCCATAGCATCACGAAAATTATTAGAATCAATATCATGACACCAAAGAACGTTAAGTTTTGAATCTAATGGAACTGCTAGAAAATCTGTAAATCTACTTACAATTACAACATCAAATTGAGAAATATCATCTGCCATATATTTTTCTAATGGTCGATAATCAACATTATCATAAATTCCAGGTTTATCGCATTTACAATAAACTGTTACTTCATGACCTAAGGCTGCAGTTTCTTTAGCCATATAGATCAAGGCTGATTCTGACCCACCTAACGCTTTTTCGTAAACTGAATTACCATTAAATTCTAATCCAGCAGTTACAAAACAAATACTTTTATTCATAATTAATTTACTCTCTTATAGGCTTTTTTATGTTTAGATATAGCAAATATTTCAAATCCGCCTGTTAACATTTTATCTTCAATTTGTTGATGATCGTAATATGGAATATCATCAAATATTATAATTCCATTCATAGAGAGTCTAGGAATAAAAAAATCTGCTTCTAGCAATACGGCATCTGTACAGTGAGGACCGTCAATAAATACTAAAGCATAGTTGGATTCGATTGTTTTAACTTGATTATACACTGGAATACCGTCAGAATATCTAGAGAAAAATTCAGTATCTTCTAAATTAAAAAATTGAAAATTAAATCCTAAATCAGTTATATAAGAAAATAAATTAGGAATCGTTTCGTCTCTCATACGATTATTATAATCAAATTTTATAGCTAAATGCAAATCGCTAGAAGCATAATCTATATTTCCGTAAGGATCAACACAAACAAATACTCTATTAGTATCTTCAAATCGTTCTAAAGAATCTGCGATTAGTATTGCAGATCCACCTTTTCGAGTCCCTAACTCTATTATATTTCCAAAGATATTATTTTTTGAAATATATTCACAAGCATCATTTAATATTTCATAATCTATACTATCAGTTTCAAACATTATATTTTTCCTTTAATACAGCTTTTAGTTCGTCATATACTTCATTCCAAATTTCCGGAGTAACTTGTCTAATTAACCTTACGTTTTCTCCATACCAACTAGAATTTGGTTTACCTTCGGCCCAGACATAATATTCCATGATAGGAATTAATATAATAACTTGTTTACCTAGCGCAGCCGCTGCATGTGCAACTGAAGTACACGAAGTTATTACTAAATCTAGGTTATGGATTACACCTAGTAAATCTTCAAATGTACTTAACTCAAATTGCAAATCAACAACTTCATTATGATTTTCTAATTGCGCTAACCCAACATCTCGTTGAATAGAATATAAACTCCAGTTATTGCCTTCTGGTAAGGAATTTATAACTTCTGTTAAATTAACGCTGCGATGTAATTCATGATCATATCTTGGATTGCCTGCCCATCGCAACCCAACTTTAAATTCTCCAGATAATTTATGTTTCTCAATATAGTCAGGTTTAGCTTGTAAATAAGGGCCGTACCATAAATCGTTAGCATCAATTCCTAATGTTTTTGGTAATGCCATCATTGGAGTCCAACAATCATAATCTTCTTTTTTATAGTCTGAAATATCAATAATTTTTTCAAATGGTAAATGATTGTAAATTGTATGTACTTTATGAGTAGTCATAATAGAAACTTTCATACCAAGATCTCTTAAATGTTTTACAAATCTAACATTAATAATCTCGTCGCCAATGCCGCCTTCACCTACTATTAATATATGTAAATTTGGTTTTGGTTTACCGTTCCATTCAGGGATATCCCAAACTTTAGAATATGATCCAAATACATTTAACTTTCTACCAATGTAAAGGTGTTCCATACCTTTTTTAAAATCTCCATCTTGAATATAATGCACTCCAAGATTAAATAAGATCGAATCCGCTTCTCGTTGATCGTATTTCCATAAATTTTCTTCCATTGATTTAACAATATCATAAGATTCTTGTTTTTTATTACACGCAAATAATGCAGCTGAATAATCTAATAGATAGCGATCATTATCTTGAATATTATCCATAACAAATTCATAATATTCTACAGATTTAGTTGGCTTATTTGCTGACAAATAAATTTTAGCTAAATTAGACTTAATTGCTACAGTTTGTTCAATAGCTTTAGATAGCGATAATGCTTTTTCGCCATATTCTATAGCAGTAACAAATCTTTTTGCTTTATCATAAGAATAACTATATAAATCATAACCTAAAATATCAAGAGGAACTATTTTATTTTTTTCAAATAGTTCCATTAAATTTACTATTTCGTCTAATAAATCCGATCTTGATAAAATATCAACTGTTTGCTTTACTGCATCATAATCTGTAGCCATTATTTTCCAATTCCAAAATAAACTCGTATTCCGATGATGATAATTTTTCTTCAGGAACACAAATAAAATTTATATCCAAAACAAAAGTTTTATAACCTAACGATTCAATTAACGTTTTTAGTTCAGTTGCACCGTTATATTGCTTATAATATTCAATATACATTAGTGGTCTGTGCTTGTTAATTGTAGCAACAGCACCATTAACTACGTCTAGTTCCATCCCTTCAACATCAACTTTAATAATAGAAATATTTTCTATATCTTTAAAGTATTCATCAATAACAATTTGATCAACAATTTCGCCATTACCAAAATCTAGATCTTGGCCAACATCATCAAATTCTCCAGTAAGACCTACACTACCAAAACTAGCCGGTTTATAATAATCTACTTTAGGTACAGTTATCGGTTTAGTAGACGATCCGACTGCAGTTTTTTCCGCATATACGTTATCTACGCTGTTTAATGCTAAGTTACCACATAGCATTTGATAGATCTGACGTTGCGGTTCAAATGCATACACAGTTCCGTTTGCTGGTAAAATTGCATCAGCAACTTGGACAGAGAACGCGCCGATGTTAGCACCAACATCAATCACTGCAGGATACTTTTTATCTTTAAGATACTGGCGTAAGATCCACATTAATTCCATATTTTCTGAACCCATGTTCATTAAATGATATCCAACTCCGGGAAAATTTTCTGTAGGATTATAATCAAATCGGTTTACTATCATCATACCAAACTCAGTTGGTATTATAACATTTCTTCTCGGTTTTCCTATCATTTCATGTTCTTCCAAAAATCCATTTCTTCTAAATGGTTAAATAAATCTGGCGGAAGAATTGTTTGACGTTCTTTAAATTGAACTTTATTTCTAACGTGATGTAACCCTTTAATGTTCATATCAAAATCAAATTCGTCGTAATCACCAACTACATTATCAAAATCATGATCAAACCAAGATTCTCCAATAAATTCATAAATTTTCTTCATGACTAATTTAGGATTCTTAGCCAATTGATCATATTGCACTACCATAACATTTTCTTTTTTTGCACCAAATAACGCTTCTTTAACACCATTATATGCAAACCCAACAAATGAACTAGGGTCTGTTAAATACTGTGCTCTAGAGTAAACAGACATTCCTGCTCCTTCCGGAAACATAGACGGAACATCGTATGGATTTTTAGCAAATAAAGTTTCAAATGAATCTACAATCCACGGAATTGATCGTATACAAACAATAATTTTTGCATCTGGATATAAATCAGCCAATAACGGCGTTAGATAAGTCCAACCTCGATTAGTATCAAACACTACGTCATTTGAATCTTTATAGTAAGTTTCTGTAACAGAATGGATTAATTCTTTGCGTTTTTCTGGAGGGCATTGGAATCTATATCCGCCCTGTGATTGACTTTCTTGAATAATAGCTCGTGTAAATCTAGCAAGTGGACCAGAAATACTTGCTCCAAAATTTGGATTTTGGTGTAAAATGGAGGAAAGAAGGGTTGTTCCAGAACGAGGCAACCCTGAGATAAAATGAATTTTTTGCATATTGGCCTTTTTAAATAGTTTAATAAAACATAATTTTACTATACTTAGTTCAAAAAGTCAAGTGTTATTTTTTTTCTAAATCATATTCACGTAATTCAACTGTTGTTTGAATAGCATTAATTTCAGCAGTTTTTGTAGATTCCCAATTAAAACAATCTTGAATATGCGTCATTATAGAATTTACAATTAATTGTAAATCAGTTTTATTAATTACAAAAAACCCTTCTGGGAATTTCCATTCAGCAGAGTAATCATCATTCGTTAATAATAATGCTTGAGAATACATTACTCTAGTTTCTCTATCAGTATACAAAGTTAATATTTTTCCATTAATATCTCTTGTAATCGGAGTTGTTTCTTTAATCCAACGTAAGTTTGCCAATGCGGCTTTTAAATTAACTTTTATAGATTCTATAGGAAATTCTTGCGCGTAAAATTCTGCTATGTGATTATTAGATTCATCATAATAGAATTTTGGTCCAGCTATTTGATCAAATGTGTCATTAAGTTCTGTTGGATTAACAATTTGCGTTGGAACTAATTTTAAAGATTCATTAAAAATTAATGGTTCGCTTGGCGGATGTTCTATAGTAACTCGTTGATTTAATTCTTCAGAAACAAAGTGTTCAAAATATGCTTGATGCCAATCTCTCGGACCTGTTATTATATTTTCGTTTTTTAATAATGTGTATGCCATTTTTTAACCTTATATTATTTTTAATGCTAATGTATAATACTGACCAGCACTAACTTGTCTCCAGTCACTTAAAGTTCCGACTTGCGTTGGGCTGAATATATTGGTGGTATTTGATAATCCTAGTTGGCCATTGCCATTATACCCCCAGGTCCATAATGTTCCGTCTGTTTTGATCGCTGCTGTATAAAATACCCCGCCAGCAACTTGACTCCAACTACTTAAAGTGCCAACTTGTACTGGGCTACTTCTGTCAGCCGTATCAGATAACCCTAATCCTCCAAAACTATTATATCCCCAATTCCATAATGTTCCGTCTGTTTTAATCGCTGCTGTATGCATATATCCAGCAGCAACTTTGCTCCAATTGGACAAAGTTCCAACTTGTACTGGGCTTGATCTGTGCGCGGTATCCGATAGTCCTAGTTGACCACTATTATTATAACCACACGCCCATAATGTTCCGTCTGTCTTACTTGCTATTGTGTGCTTATATCCACAAGAAACTTGATTCCAGTTACTTAAAGTTCCAACTTGTACTGGACTACTTCTATTTGTTAAATCAGATAATCCTAGTTGACCTGTATTATTTAAACCCCAAGTCCATAATGTGTTATCTGTTTTAATCGCGGTTGTGTGCATTCCACTCCCGCTAGCAACTCGACTCCAGTTACTTAAAGTTCCAACTTGTACTGGACTACTTCTATTTGTTAAATCAGATAATCCTAAGTTACCTTGACCATTATAACCGCAAGCCCATAATGTTCCGTCTGTCTTAATCAATGCTGTATGATACTTTCCAAGAGCAACGTTACTCCAGTTACTTAAAGTTCCAACTTGTACCGGGCTTGATCTAGCAACTGTATTTGATAATCCTAATGCACCAAAAAGATTATAACCCCACGCCCATAATGTTCCGTCTGTCTTAATTGCTACTGTATGTCGGTATCCAACAACAACTTGATTCCAGTTAGATGCAGTCCCGATTTGTACCGGACTACTTCTATTTGTTAAATCAGATAATCCTAGTTGGCCAGCATCATTATTCCCCCAAGCATACATATTCCCAGTTGCCTTAAACATAGCCGTAGACATATATCTTGTTTGTAATTTTGTTCCAGTTACTTTATAAGTCATAATAGTGAAGCCAAAGTTGTATTATCCATTGCATAAACGCTAACGTATGTATTTAGCGTTCCGACTTGTACAGGGCTACTTGTATTAGTATAGTTTTCCTGACCTAATTGACCGGAACTATTTAAACCCCACGCCCAAAGAGTTCCATCCGTTTTTATAGCAACAGAATGATAGTTACTTGCTGCAATTTTGCTCCAATTAGATAAATTACCAATTTGCGTTATACTTGAACGATGAGTTACATCTCCTAATCCCAATTGACCATAACTATTATTACCTATAGACCAAAGAGTTCCATTAGTTTTTAAAAATAATCCATACGTTAATCCAGCAACGACTTTAGACCAACCAGTATTTAACGATATTTGAATAGGGGAATACACGTTAGAACTAGATCTACCTAACCCGCCAAAATTATTATTTCCCCAAGCCCATAATGTATTATCTGTTTTAATAGATAATGTGTGATAATATCCGCAAGAAACTTGACTCCAGTTACTTAAAGTACCAACTTGTACTGGGCTTGATCTATTTGTTTGATCAGATAATCCTAATTGACCGGCAGCATTACTACCCCAAGCCCATAATGTTCCATCTATCTTAATCGATGCTGTATAAGTTAAGCCGCCGATGACTCGACTCCAGTTACTTAAAGTTCCGACTTGAACTAGGTTACTTCTATTCGCTATATCCGATAACCCTAATTGACCATTAGTATTATAACCGCACATCCATAATGTTCCATCTGTTTTTACTGCTGCTATATGATGCCTGCCACCCGCTACTTGACTCCAGTTAGATAGAGTGCCAACTTGTACTGGGCTATATCTAAATGTTAAATCTCCTGATCCTAATTGACCCCAAGAATTATAACCCCAAGTCCATAATGTTCCATCGGTTTTAATCGCTGCTGTATGATAACCTCCTGTAACAATTTGACTCCAGTTAGATAAAGTTCCGACTTGTACTGGGCTTGATCTATCGGTTGTATCAGATAATCCTAATTGACCAGAACTATTCCGACCCCAAGTCCATAATGTTCCGTCTGTGTTTACTGCTGCTGTATGATACTGTCCACAAGCAACTTTACTCCAATTAGATAGAGTTCCAACTTGTACTGGACTCGATCTATGGGTTAAATTAGATAATCCTAATTGACCATAACTATTATTTCCCCAAGCCCATAATGTATTATCTGTTTTAATAGATAATGTGTGATAATATCCGCAAGAAACTTGACTCCAGTTGGTTAAAGTTCCAACTTGCACTGGACTAGAATAATTTGTTATATTGTTAGTTCCTAATTGACCATAACTATTATTACCCCAAGTCCATAATGTTCCGTTTGTCTTGATCGCTAATGTATGGTAGAGTCCACTCGAAAATTTAGTATAAGTTGTGGCATTATATAACCCCGGATACGAAGGTAGTACAACTTTTTGAACAACAGGATCAATACCAACTTGACCAAAACTATTTAACCCCCAACTCCAAAGCGTAGTATCTGATTTAATATAATAACCAAATCTATCGCCAAACGATGCTTCTATTGCAGCATCAATTACAACTGGCGCAGCAATAATAATTCCGTTTAATGACGAATTAACTTCACTCGGATTTATTGATGAATAATCAAAATGAGATTTTGCAGTTAACAAATAATCTGCATTATTACCAAATGCATACAAATTGCCATCAGACTTGATAGCAGCACCCCACGCAGTATTTTGAGTGCCTGTTGGGAATTTGCTCCAATTGGCAGAAGACACTACTTGATTAAGATCAACACGGTATGAAGTAAGATTGTACCCTAGTTGACCAAAATTATTCAAACCCCAAATCCGCGTTCCGTCTGTGTTAATTGCTATTATATGATCAGCTCCGCAAGCAACTTTACTCCAGTTAGCTGCAATTCTGACTTGCACTGGGCTTGATCTACTGGCAGTATCTCCGAGTCCTAATTGACCATAAGCATTATAACCGCAAACCCATAATGTTCCGTCTGTCTTGATTGCTGCTATATGACGGTTACCACAAAAAATTTGGCTCCAGTTACTTAAAGTTCCGACTTGTACTGGACTTGATTTACTATTAAATGACTCGCCTATTCCTAATTGACCATAAAAATTATAACCACAAGTCCATAATTGTCCATTTGAATTAATTGCTGCGGTAAGGTGATATCCGCAACTAACTTTACTCCAGTTATTTAAAGTTCCAACTTGTACTGGGCTTGATCTAGTTGCAGTATCAGATAACCCTAAGTTTCCATACAAATTATAACCCCAAGTCCACAATGTTCCATCTGTTTTAATTGCTGATGTATGGCGATATCCGCAAGAAATTTGGCTCCAGTTGGTTAAAGTTCCGACTTGTACTGGGCTTGATCTATTTGTTAAATCAGATAATCCTAATTGACCAGAACTATTCCGACCCCAAGTCCATAATGTTCCGTCTGTTTTTACCGCTGATGTATGATAATGTCCACTAGCAATTTTACTCCAGTTGGTTAAAGTTCCGACTTGTACTGGGCTTGATCTATGAGTTAAATTAGATAATCCTAATTGACCATAACTATTATTACCCCAAGTCCATAATGTTCCGTCTGTTTTAATTGCTGCTGCATGATAATATCCTTTGCCAGCAACTTGACTCCAGTTACTTAACGTTCCGACTTGTACTGGGCTTGATTTATTATATATATCGCCTAATCCTAATGCACCGAAACTATTCAAACCCCAAATCCATAATGTTCCGTCTGTCTTGATCGCTGCTGTATTAAGTAATCCGCAAGCAACTTGACTCCATGGTATATTACCAATTGAGGTTGGAGCTGAAGTTAAAAACCGATAATTCCTACCAACTTCCCAAAGTGAGTTATCATTTTTTATTACATAATTTGAATTATTTTTTATACCATAATATTGAGCCATTTATATTCCGTAAACTACTTTTGTAGGTAAAGGTGTTGTATCTACTAACCCTAATTGACCATACCCATTATCACCCCAAGTCCATAATGTTCCGTCTGTTTTAATTGCTGCTACATAAAACATTCCAGAATAAATTTGACTCCAGTTACTTAAGGTTCCAACTTGTACTGGGCTTGATCTATTGACTTGATCAGATAACCCTAATTGACCATACACATTATTTCCCCAAGTCCAAAATGTTCCATCTGTTTTAATCGCTGTAGTCAGGCGATATCCGCAAGCAATTTTACTCCAGTCACTTAAAGTTCCAACTTGTACTGGGATTGATCTAGGCGCGGTATCCGATAATCCTAATTGACCATAAAAATTATAACCACAAGTCCATAATGTTCCGTCTGTTTTAATTGCTGCTGTATGATAATACCCGCAAGAAATTTGACTCCAGTTACTTAAAGTTCCGACTTGCACTGGGCTGGATCTATTTGCGGTATCAGATAACCCTAAGTTTCCATACACATTCCACCCCCAAGCCCATAATGTTCCATTTGATTTAATCGATGCTGTATAATATCGCCCACAAGCAATTTTGCTCCAGTTACTTAAAGTTCCAACTTGTACTGGGCTTGATCTATGAGTTAAATCAGATAATCCTAATGCACCAAAAAGATTTTGCCCCCAAGTCCATAATGTTCCATCTGTTTTAATTGCTGCTACCAACTCTGATCCGCTAGCAATTTTACTCCAGTTACTTAACGTTCCAACTTGTACTGGACTTGATCTATGAGTTAAATTAGATAATCCCAATTGACCATAAGAATTAATCCCCCACGTCCATAATGTGTTATCTGTTTTAATTGCCAATGAATGTTGAAATCCACCAGCAATTTTACTCCAGTTACTTAAAGTTCCGACTTGTACTGGGCTTGATCTATTGGCAGTATCCGATAACCCTAATGCACCATAACCATTCCAACCCCAAGTCCATAATGTTCCGTTTGGGTTGATTGCTGCTGTATGATACAAACCTCCACTAACGATACCCCAGTTACTTAAAGTACCAACTGGTACTGGGGTGTATATGGTTGATGTAATAGCAAATGCAGTCCATGCAAGAGATTGAGGAGTATTTTCTAAAGCTCCAAAGGCTCCCCGAATATACGTTTTTGAAGTATTAGCTCTATCTGAAAATATTATTGCGCTCGGTAATACAGCAACTATATCGGCAAAATTATCTAAATCAAGTTTTGGAACATTAAATGTTCCAAAACTTGAATTAAATGCATTACCTACATTTAACGCGTAATATCCAGAAGAACTAATATTATTTTGACCAAATACAACAGTTTTTCTACTAGAAATTTTTAACGTTTCTATTGGAAAATAATTTATATCATCTGCTTTAATATATGTATAATCTAAATCAACAGAATTTAGTTTATAATTAGAACTCATTTAAATATCACTCCTGCTGAATAAGCTTTAACTTCTACTTTAACAGCAGTATTTATCGATCCAATTCTAACTGGGCTACTTTTATTTGCTGTATCTCCTGTTCCTAATTGACCATAACCATTATAACCTAATGCCCATATACTTCCATCTGTTTTTGTAAATAAAGTTGCATCTAAATTTGTAGAAACTGAATTCCAAGTATCTCCAGTAACTGATTTTTTTACTGGATTAGTATATTGTACAAAATCTCCTAATTGACCATTATTATTAAAACCCCAAGTCCATAATGTTCCGTCTGTCTTACTTGCTATTGTGTGCATATATCCAGCAGAAATTTGGCTCCAGTTACTTAAAGTTCCGACTTGCGTTGGACTTAATCTATTTGTTAAATCAGATAATCCTAATTGACCAGAACTATTCCGACCCCAAGTCCATAATGTTCCGTCTGTTTTGATTGCCGCTGTATAATATTCACGAGCAGAAACGTTACTCCAGTTACTTAAAGTTCCGACTTGTACTGGGCTTGATCTATGAGTTAAATTAGATAATCCTAATTGACCATAACTATTATCACCCCAAGTCCATAATGTTCCGTCTGTTTTAATTGCAGTTGTGTAAGATCTCCCACAAGCAATTTTACTCCAGTTACTTAAAGTACCAACTTGTACTGGGCTTGATCTATTGGCAGTATCTGATAATCCCAATTGACCAATATTATTATTTCCCCAAGTCCAAAATGTTCCATCTGTTTTAATTGCTGATGTATGGCGATACCCGCAAGCAATTTGACTCCAGTCACTTAAAGTTCCAACTTGTACTGGGCTTGATCTATTGGCAGTATCTGATAATCCCAATTGACCATTAATATTAAAACCCCAAGTCCATAATGTTCCGGCTGTTTTAATTACTGCTGTATGATAATATCCGCAAGCAATTTTACTCCAGTCACTTAAAGTTCCGACTTGCACTGGACTCGATCTACTGTTTATATCTGATAATCCTAATGCACCATAAAAATTAGCTCCCCAAGTCCATACTGTTCCATCTGTTTTAATCGATGCTGTAGACCACCCTCCGCAAGAAATTTGGCTCCAGTTACTTAAAGTTCCGACTTGCGTTGGACCTGATCTATTTGTTAAATCAGATAACCCTAATACACCATAACTCGCAGTATTACCCCAAGTCCATAATGTTCCGTCTGTCTTACTTGCTATTGTGTGCATATATCCAGCAGAAATTTGGCTCCAATTGGACAAAGTACCAACTTGTACTGGGCTTGATCTATTGAATTGACCATTTGGAAAATTATTTGAATTATATCTACCAGCTTCCCATATAGCATTAGTTGTATCAACTATCCATATATTATCATCATCCATACTAGCAGTAGATATCGATATACCGCCTATTTGTACCGGACTACTTCTATGAGTTTGATCTGATAATCCTAATTGACCGTAATTGTTTTTACCAAATACATATCCACCATAACTTTTATCTACTAACATTGCTCCATAATCTGAACAATATACTTTAGTCCAATCGCTACGAGTTCCAATTTGAACTAAACTTGAACGATAAGTTGTATCTGATATGCCTAATTGACCATAAGAATTATTACCTACAGACCAAGCTGTACCATTAGTTTTAATTCCAACAAAATGATTTCTACCAACATCAAATGTGATCCAAGTAGATGTATAATCGCTCCAAGGTATATCATCTGACAATCCTACAGGATATATACTATTGTTTATGTCTAAACAGAAAAAATCTGTATCGCTTGAAGAAATCTGTTTAAATGTTTTAGAAGTTGTTGCTTTAACAGGTACGCTAGTGTTCGCACCATCGAATGGACGAGAAATTCCCAATTGACCAAAACTATTCAAACCCCAAGACCATAATGTTCCGGCTGTCTTGATCGATGCTGTATGATATTGCCCGCAAGCAATTTTACTCCAGTTACTTAAAGTTCCGACTTGTACTGGGCTTGATCTATTGGCAGTATCCGATAACCCTAATGCACCATAACCATTATAACCGCAAGTCCATAATGTTCCGTCTGTTTTAATCGCTGCTATATGAGAATACCCGCTAGCAACTTGACTCCAGTCACTTAACGTTCCAACTTGTACTGGGCTTGATCTACTGACTGTATCTGATAATCCTAATTGACCATAAATATTACGACCCCAAGACCATAATGTTCCGTCTGTCTTGATCGATGCTGTATGATACTGCCCGCATGCAACTTGACTCCAGCCACTTAAAGTTCCGACTTGTACTGGGCTTGATCTAGTTGCAGTATCAGATAACCCTAATTGACCGGAAGTATTTAAACCGCAAGTCCATAATGTTCCGTCTGTTTTAATCGCTGCTGTATGCCCATAACCGCAAGCAACTTGACTCCAGTCACTTAAAGTTCCAACTTGCGTTGGGCTTAATCTATTTGTTAAATCAGATAATCCTAATTGCCCAGTATTATTACGACCCCAAGACCGTAATGTTCCATTTGAATTAATCGCTGCTGTATGCCCATAACCGCAAGAAATTTGGCTCCAGTTATTTAAAGTTCCAACTTGTACTGGGCTATATCTATCTGTTTGATCAGATAATCCTAATGCACCAAAAAAATTACGACCCCAAGTCCATAATGTGTTATCTGTTTTGATCGCTACTGTATGACGATATCCGCTAGCAACTTTACTCCAGTTACTTAAAGTTCCAACTTGTACTGGGCTTGATCTATTGGTTATATCTGATAACCCTAATCCTCCAAAAAAACTATTATATCCCCAAGTCCATAGTGTTCCGTCTGTTTTAATCGCTGCTGTATTCATATATCCAGCAGCAACTTTGCTCCAATTGGTTAAAGTACCAACTTGCATTAAAAAACTTCTATTGGCTAAATCAATAATACTTCCAGATGTATATAATTGATTTCTTTCATTTAAAAATGCTGTAGAGGCTCCACTACGAATTATACTAATACTAGTCCAATTGTATGCACTAGATATAACAACCGGGCTTGATCTAGCAACTGTATTTGATAATCCTAATTGACCATAAGCATTATTACCAAACATTTGAACTCCGCCTAATGGAAGATAAAATGCATAATCTGAAATTTTTGCTAGATACTGAAATGGATCATTTCCGCCTTCTTTGAATGCCATTACTTATTCTCCAATTTTTCATTTAACTCTTTAATAGCTTCTAATAAAATTCCTATCAATGCAGTATAAGCGATAGATTTAACACCATCAACTGTATTAACTAATTCCGGCAATACGGTTTCTAATTCTTGAGCAATTAAACCGTAACTTTTATTTCCAGTAGATTTCCAATTAAAACTTACACCTTGCAATTTAGTTAAAATATCCAAAGAATTATCAATTTTTTGAATATTCTCTTTTAAATTTATATCAGAAGCAGTGTTAAAATTAGTTGCATATAATGTATTATCCCCTGAAGTATAATATAAATTTCCAGTATCTACTCTAGCATCTGTCCATGTACTTGTTGAATTAGCAGAAAGACCGATATAATATGTTGTAGATGCTGCTACACTAGATAAGGTAGCTCCACCGGATAGCGTAGACCAAGCAAATGCACTGCCAGTCCAATTTAAATATCCAGTTGATGGTGTAAGAAAACCGGTAGTGCTTGCACCTGTTTGGTATAAAATTTGATTAGCAGACCCGCCTGCGATATTAGTTGCGTTGTCACCGCCAATTGCGCCCCATACGGTACCATTGTATCCTTCAAATTTTAATGTTGAAGTGTTAAAACGTAAATTACCCTGCGCTGGTGATGAAGGTAATGTTGATGTTGTTGGTAAAACTAATGATGATGAAAATTTTGCAGACGATACTTGTAATCTGTTAGTTCCATCGTCAGTTCCGGTACCAATTAATACGTTACCGCCATATTGTGCTAGTTTTACTAAACCAGTATCTAATACTTCTATACTTGGAATACCAGATACATCGTTAGCTGCAAAAATTGTACCAGTTAAACTATTAGTAACGGAAAGTAATTGTCCGGCAGATCCATCAAAACTAAGCATACCATTTAAAGTTGGGTATGCAGTTAATGTAATATTCTGAGCTGCAGTACTTGCGTCTGCCCCAGAAAATACAATCTTAGGGTCGCCTGCTGCGCTTATATTTGGTGTAATAACTATATTTTTATCAGCTAATGCCATTATGTGTCCTTCATATTATTATGTATTTATTAAATACCAAATCTGCCTCTTAGGGCATTAAAATTTTGTAATACTTCTGCTGCAGTTAGTGCGCGGTTATACATTTTTGAGTTTGCAATAGAACATTTAGGATAATAATTATAACTTCCACCGCCACTACCATTATTTCCAAATCCGCCTATAGAAATATCATTAGTCGTTCCAATTCCAGTTACTGCAGTAGCGGTCGTTGACCCTGTACCTAACGGTGCACCATTAACATAAGGAGTAAACACATCTCCAGTTCTTACCACTACAACTTGATACCATGATCCTTGATTTATTTGTGCTCCACTTGTTGCAATTGTCCAAGACGCACAAGCTGGTAATGTTGATAAACCATTCCAAACATAATAATACAAAGTTGTTGATGTATATTCAAACGACGTATGATAACCTCGATATCCTATAATATTACTCATTTGTTCCGTTGCATCATATGCTGCTGGATTAATATCATTTATTTTAAACCATACTTCCCAAGTATGATTGTTATACATGAAGTTTGCAACAGTTAAATTACCAGTTGCAGTTAAGTACATATTTGGACCATATTTTGGCGTAGATGCACTTCTTGTAAACGTTATACTATCGTCGTTTACTGTAGCAAATTGATTACGATACAGATTCATAGTATAACCGCCAACTGTATCTTTAAATGGCATTGGCGCATTAGTAGTATCATTTTCTACTTTTACACCCCAAAAATCTAATACATAATCAGTAGTATTATTGTCTAAAATATCAAAAAATGTTTTAGCAGTAGCAGTAGTTGTATTAGAATATGAAATGCGCACCCATTTACCAGTTACTAATTGAGATGAATATTCTAGTGATGGGGTTACATCGTGTAAACCACTCCAAATTTGATTACTGTCTAATATCGTTCCGCTTATTTTTCTAACATAAAAACTAATAATATAAGTATCAGTTGTATTTGGAGTAAAGCTAGTAAAACTTATTCTAAGTAAGCTTTGACCAGAAGTTCTACATGACATCCTAACAGCAGTCATACTACCATCAGGCGCATCTATACCAGTTGTTAATGTAGCATTTGCTGAGAATATATTTGACCAAGTTGATGAATTATAATTTGGATTTTGTACTAAATTTCCAGTACCTAAAGTAGAAGTAAACTTTTTAGGATTTTTAAAATCTAAATTTAACAGTAAACTATCAGTAACTATATTTGGGCTGTGTGTTAAACTCATAATCCGTACCTCGCTTTAGTTGCATAAAAAATTTGATTAAGTTCTGCAAGTGATAACTGTCTATTATAAATCATTGCCGCTCCGATACTTCCTTTAAACCATCTACCAAAGTAATCAGTAGATCCGATAGTTAAATGAGAACTTGCAAGATTTAATGGAGTAGCATAACTTGACGAACTGCCAGTTACTGAATTTATACCAGATGAATTACCACAGTATAATGTTGTATTGTTTACAACACCGTCTCCTAATGTAGTTATTGCAACCATATTCCATTCTGCCTTATTTACAACTACTGTAGATGGAGTGTAATCATTATTCCAATATGCAGAAGTAGCGTAAAAGGTGGATCCGCTAGTATTAATTGACAGCAATGCCCCGCCTGATGCAGATCTAGCACCGTAAGCGATTAGACCGGTATATGCATCAGCATTAACTTGTGTAGTATCTGGTTTACACCAACATATCATAGTGCGATTTGATGATCCTAATGGTAGATTTACAGGAGTAAGTGAATAAATTGCACTACTCGTACCATTAAAACTAAACGATCCATCACTTGCAAAAGTTACATTTGATGTTAATGTAGTATTACCTGTTATATCTAAAAATGCTTGTGTTGTAGAACGAGCACCTGATACAAATGGAGTTGCATATGACCCAGATTCTAATTGAAATCCACAAAAATCTATAACATATCCACCGGTTGTTGCACCAGAGTGTATGATAAAAATATCTAATCCGCTGTTAGTAGCATCACCGGTTAAAGTATATCTTTTCCATGAACTTGTAAAAGTTGGATTCCAATCACCTGTTGGTGTAATATCACTTATACCAGATTTACGCCAAATTTGTGCTAGACTTAATCCAGCAGATGGAGCTGCAACTATTCTAGCATAATATGAAAATGTATAAGTTCCGGTAGTTAAATTTGTGCCAGGTATAGTTATTGACCAATATTTGTAACCAGTTGACCCTGACGAATATCTTAACACGCCGGGAGAGTTAATTGGATTAGACACACTAGTTACATACGAATATGTGTGCGTACTTGTAGCATCGTAATTATACGATGGCATTGAAAATGCAGAACCGGTATAATTTGCATACGGATAAGTTACATAATTTGTAGTAGGAGCACCTTTATATGATTTTGCAGTATTAGACGGATCTAAATAGAATGCCAATCCATTAGTTACTATACTCATATTCCGTATCTCCCTCTAATTGCATTAAAGTTTTGTTGTACTTCAGTTGCGGTTAATGCTTTATTATAAATTCTAGTTGCAGAAATTCTACCAGTAAAGTTTGTAGCAGCACTTGGTGTAGATCCTAACATACCAATGGTTGTCACTGCAGCAGTATTTGTTATAGACCCCGTAGATGAATCTGATGACACAAATGCTCCGTTACGATACAAAGATACATTGTATCCGTCATAAGTTCCTACAATATGATGCCATGAATTAAGTGATATTACCGAACTTATAATCGTAGTGTACCCAGTACCAGTACCTGCACCTGCAACAAACCGTTCAAATGCAAAGTTTGTATCAGTAGTAGCACTACCATGGAATAATAAGTTATATCCATCTCTACCAGGTCCTGGATTGCTTTCTCTACAAATAATTCCAGGAAATCCGCCTGCACCTGGATTAGTTGTTGGATAAACCCATGCTTCAAATGAACATGGTAACACACCTAAAAACTGTAAATTTGAAACAGATGCTAAACTAATGTAATGTGATGATTCTGCGGTATAAGTTAAGTAGCCTGCTGCGCTGTAAATTGGATTATTAGTAAGTGTTCCGTTATTAGAGGTATTACTAGTGTCAGTTACTAAGACATTATTAACATTTGTATTTGGATTAAATGCAGTCATACTAGAACTACGTTCTAATTGCAATCCATCCCACCACATAGTAATACCTGTGCCGCTAGTGTCTGTGCCATCTAATCTACACTGAACATATGCAGTTGATGCATTTGAAAACGTAGAGGTGTACGATATTCTAGTCCAATTAGTAGTAACAGCTAATCCTGCTGTTCCAGCTGCAATATAACTTCCACTTGAATTTGCCTCCATTATAAAAAGTTGACAAGTTGTAGAAACACTAGCTTTAACCCAAACACTAACTGTCCAAGTTTGTCCATTTGCTGCTGGCGCCATATTCCAAGTTGATGTATTGTAGGTTGGAATGTATGGATCATTACCTGTAATTACCATCTTTAATGGTCTATTTAAATTACCAACTGGAGATCTAGTTGTAGTATCAACTGATAGAGTACAGTTGTAACCAGTAGGAGTATTAATCCAAGAATATAAATCTAGTGGTTTTGGATGTACATTTGGACTATAACTTTTTTGGTTTGCAATATCAAAATTACAAACCAACCCGTTAGTAACAATTTGTGGATTATAACTAACTCCCATAATTAAAATTCCACAATTAATTTTTCAACATCTTTACGTTCTGCAAACACAGTATAGAAACAGTTGATATTATTTCCACCAACAATTACTGTATTATCTACAATATCTTCAACCCATAAATCTTGTGATTTACCAATAGCAGTTAAGTTTACTGTAATAGTATCTTCATGGACCAATTCAGTCCAATAATCTGGTAATTCTATAACATTAGAATCTTTTAATCTACCACGAATATACACACCATTTTCTGGTCCCTCTAAACTACCATAACGTAGTTTCATATCTGGTTTAGTTGGATGGTCAATTACGAATGATTTAGTAGTAGCAGCAAATGAACCGTTTACTTGAAGTTTGTAGTTAACAGTTGCCCCAGTTCCAATACCAACATTACCTGTTGTAGTAATACGCATCCATTCATTTATAGCATATATATTTCCAAATACTATCGGTGCTGCAGATCCACTAGAAAGTATAGCACCGGATTGTATATAATTAGTACCACTAGTCGCCATTATTCTAAGCATAGAATTAGCATCTTGTATTATTTGGGTAGTATCAGCTGCTGTATATACATGTAACTTTGCAGATGGACTAGTTGTTCCAATACCAACATTACCGGCAGAATCAATACGCATACGTTCAGTTGATACACCTGACGAGTTGGAAGTTACAAATGCTAATCTGCCAGGCACAACTCCGGTGCTAACAGTGCCATCAACTGAGCCTCTAACATACGCTGCAGTAACAAAGTTAGTAGCATCGTCTCCAAAAAACCCAATTTCACCTATAGAATCGTTAACAACTACTGCTGCTCGTGTACCAACTGCAGCGCCTCTAGATTTACCAAGAATTAACGCGGGTGGAAATGCATTAGCACTCCATCTTGTTGAATTTACATATGAGCTGGAACTAGTACCATGCACTTGCAATCCTGCAACACCGGCCACAGTGTATGCTGTAGAAGTACCAATTAGTACGTTACCGCTAGAATCAATACGCATGCGTTCAGAAACGGCTTGTGGCGATACTGTACTATTTCCAGTTCCCCAAGCTATACCGCCTGGATTTCCGTTACCGTTAAATTGCTGCCATGCCATCCAGGTAGTATCAATTTTTTGCTGCAATCGCGTACCAACTGTAGTCCAATCTGTACCGGCTGCATCTCTAAAATGTGAGATATCAAGTAGACCACCGTTACCAGAATATGTACTAAAAAATCTTGCTGCAATCTCTTGACTACCTAGTGTGCCACCTAATGCTGTATTATTTGCTTGAAAACCAATATTACTAACCCATCTATTTTCAGCAAATGTCCAGTATAATGTCTTATCAGCTGCAGCTTTTATAGTAATACCGGCACCGTTTGCAGTTACGTCACTATTTCCAGTAGTTGTAATATTAGTAACTGTACCTGCAGTTGGCGTAGTTCCACCGGTTACGGTGTACGTAATACTAGTTGAACTAACAATAGTAGCAACGGCAATAGAAGTCGGTGATCCGCCGTATAACGTTCCAGTTCCTGCGGTTGCAGAAATTGATGAACCTGGAATTAATCCAGAAGTAGTTGTCATATTTGTGATAGTAGCAGTCCATGGTCCAGTTCCGGTAATAGAACCAACTGTACCAGTAGTACTTATTGTTCCTGATGTAACTGCACCAAGTTCAATATTTTTATCATCAATTGATAATGTTGTTGAATTAATGCTAGTTGTAGTACCATTAACTGTTAAGTTTCCAGAAATAACGGTATCACCGGTAACGGTTAACGTTCCGGTAACAGTTGGACTAACAGACAACACAGCAGACCCGGTTCCAGTAGTACTAGTTGCTCCGCCTACTATCCAACTTTTCGCACCGGTTGATGAAACATAATACTGGCTTTGCGGAATATTTACCTGTCCTGGTAACCATTTAAACGAACTGTCGTCACCATTTCTTGCAGCAATACATATCCATCCTGGACCCGGAACCCAAGTTGAGTTTTGATAACTTACGACTCTAAACTTTGTTTGGTCCGATGTTGCTGACTGGCCTTCAGTAATTTGATAATAAAGTGCTTCCCATGCAAGTAACGGAATACCATTAGATGTACAAGTGGTTGTAGTGGTAACATTGCTTGGATTATAATATACAACTGTTCCCGAAATTGGACAACTTATGTCAAAAAAACCACTTGCGCTTTCTTCTGGCATTTCAACCGGAATAGCAATAACCCTAGTTGACCACAAAATATTAGTAGTTGTAGTTGTAACAGTACCGCCACCTTGTAACGCATATTGTGCAGTAAGATTTTTCCAATCAACTACTAAACTTCCGCTAGCAGTAGCAAACGATGTTGCTTGTAATGTCCCAGTACTTGGAGTATATTTTAATTTTGATAACGACGTTTTAACTAACGCACCGTTAGTTGGATCTGTAAACAACGGATAACACGACGAAGTAGTTGCATTATCATCAGTAAGAGATAATGCATCTTGAAATGCCATTTTGCCTAAATCAGAATTTGTTGGGATTTGGTTGGGTTTAGTGCCAAGCAAATTTAACAATTTAGACATTATTCACCCGCCCATTTTCTATGTGGAGTAGTTGGAGCATCTATAAGTGGTAACGCTGCTTCTTGCGCTGCAGTTAATTCTGCTTTTGCATTTGCATGCCAACCATCGATTGGTAACATTTCTGGATATTGTAATCCATCTTCTGAAAGCAACGTTTCTCCAGTTGGTTTGTAAATTAAACCAATAACGTCTAAAATGATATTTGGTACAAACTGTGTATCACTTTTAGTACCATAAACAGGTTGAATTGATCCTAATCCTAAGTTAATAAATGTTTCTTCTAACTCAGCTTGATCAGTAAATTTTAAATAATAATTTTTCATGTTGTATTCCTTTAAAGTGTAATTGTTTGTAATTCAGTGTTACTTAGCCGTTTTGGATAATAGGCAATTTTTGCAATTTGTCCATTTAGCACACCGTAACTAGTTGTTGAATAACCAATTGTTAATCTATGAACAATAGGCGGAACTTGTCCAGCACTATCAGTAATTATATCGTAGTTATTTAACGAATGCGCAAAATTATCAGTTTTATAACCATACGCAGTTTTATTTACTGAAGTTAGTGATATCGTACCGGAATACATATCTGCATTTGTTATACCACCTGGGCTATGTGTTCCGCATGTTACAGAATTTGTGCTAGTTTGAAGTAATTGATAATGGTTGTAGTTCCAGTCATTTAAATAATTTAGTTCAGTAATAGTTGGGTAATTTGCAGTTGCAGTAATAGCGTATGGACGACTAAATGACGTTACAATAGTTCCTTCAGATTGTTTATACCAGCTAGAAAAGTTAGTACCTGATATTAATGGTTGATCTGCGATACGAGTAACTGACGTAGTTGCAATTACTGTATCAGCAACTCTTGACGACGTTCCAGTTAATACATTTGGAATATAACTTGACACCCGATATGAATTTTCTTCAAATTGCGCACCCCATGCATACACATAATCAGATGTAGTATTACTTGTTCCTTGGTCTCTTACATATATTCTGCATGCAACACTAGTTGATGCATTACCGGCTAATGATGTACTAAGCCTAACCCAACCGTTAACAGATGAGATTGCAGAATATGCAAAACAACCGGTAGAATCTATAACTGTATTAGTATCAAAATTATACGTTAGTACTGATTGGGTAAATGGAGATCCATTATATAAATTTAAAGTAACGACAGGCACACTGCCTCTTTTTACATAAGCTGACCAAGTATTTGAAGTACGATTTGCAGTTACAGTTATGGTTTGATGTATAAACCCAGTATTTACAGTACTAGCTAAAGTAGTTTGTATTTTATCAGCAGTTTGAGAGCCATCAGGTGATATAATTTGATTTGCAGTTACTGAGACATTAGCTCCGCCTGTAGTCCATGCACCGTTAGAAAAATCTTCACTATACGTAGCTGAATTTGTACTAGCCGCTTCTGTTAATAATCTAGATCCTAAACTTAAATTATTAGGATTATAATCGTACCGTGCTACTCCAGATGCAGCAGTTGTCATATATCCAGTTGATCCAAAATACGTTGCAGTAGACGCTCTTGATGAAAATGTTAAATAATTCGGTATATAACTAGTTGCAAATGAATTAACTTCTACTTGAGCACCCCAAACGTAAATACTAGATATGTTATCGCCGGTATAAGTATTAACTAAATCTTTAATTAATCCAATCTGCATATTATTAGTAGTATTCACTGCTGCTTTAGTAGTAGTAATTGAGCATCTATACCACCCATTTCCTACTGGTGTAATAGTTGATGTTGGTGCAGTATAATCTGCACTTGCTGCATCTGCATTTAATATAGTACCGGTTTGTAAGTCAAATCTTACACCAGTTGAAGCACTAGCAAAATTGCTCATTCGTATTTCAAATTGAGGTCTAGAAGATGCTACTAATTTAGCATACACTGACGCAGTAACAGTTTCGTTTGATCCGGATCTAGTAAGGTAAATAAAATGGCCAACTGACGCAGTGCTATCTTCAACTAACATATCAGCTGTCCAAAATCCATCAGGCGCTAATGCAACATTAGGAATAACTCGCAAGTTATAAGTAGTCCACGCGTTAAAGTCTTCACTTATAGTTACTACATTAGTACGCTGTTCTTCAACTAATAGTCCAAGAGATTCGCCGGTAACTGGATTATGATCAAAACGAGGAATTCCGCTTGCAGCTATTTTTAAAATACCATCAGAGTCATAATATGATCCTATAGATGGTCTAGTAAACGTAATCCTAGGATCAAGCATTTTAGAATTTGCAAAATCTAGGTTTAAAGATGGTTTTATAGATGCACGAGTTATGTCTCCTAAATCAGGGACATAATTATCAGCATCTTCATATGCCATTGTTCCTAAATCAGCATTTGTTGGTATTTGATTTGGATTTGTTCCTATTAATCCCATATATTTTTCCTTATTGTGTTGTTATAGATTGCAATTCAGCATTTGTTAAGCGTTTTGGGTAATATGCTAGTTTGAGTATGTGTAAGTTTTGATTAGATCCGATTAACATTCTACTCATACCTTGTCCAACCGCAGCAGACGTATCAGTTTCAACTGTGTTACCAGAAACTGAAAGTGCAATGTCATTAGTTGCGTATGCAAGTGCGCATGATATTACAGTTTGTGATGTAACAGCAGTTCCATTTAAATCCCATTGAGAAACACTGTTATTATATCCGTACGAATCAATAACTGCACCGCCGCTACCGCTCACATATCTTAATGAAATAAGTGTAATTGCACCGCCTGCACCCGTATCTACCCATGCCATAGTCGGAACCGATACTGCAGTAGTAGTTGACATTAATCTTGAAGTTGCATGCAATGTGCCTTCATCTTGTCTGTACCAATTTAAAAAGTTAGTGCCTGTCATTGCAGCAAATTCACCAATTCTAGTATATAACGATGCAGAATACAAATCAGCAGATCGGTTAACAGTACTAGAAGCAGTCTTAATATACGAAGATGCAATTGCTCCGGATTCTACTTGTGCTCCCCAGATAAACAATCCAGAACCAACGGTTCCGATATAATTGTTTAATCCGCCGCCGGCGTTATCCCAATTTACATAATAAAAACTACCATTTGTATTAGTTTTTGTAAATGTTGCACAGCATCTATACCATCCATTGCCAACTGCGGTCATAGTTGCCTGTGATGCACCTTGGAATATTGTACCTGCAACTAAATCAAATACAATATATGCTTCGGCATTTGCAGTTACTGAAATACAAGTTCGTTCGCCTGCCTTTGCATAAATGCTCGAAGTATATACAGATCCAACTGATACAGTTCCAATTGATTGTACAATTAAATGCTGAATAGCTGATCCAGTAACAGTTTCGGTCATTTTATCAGCAGTAGTAGTACCGTCCGGCGCTACTGTTGCATTTGCTGTAAAACTAACTGCGCTAGTTGTCCAGTATGAAGTATTATCAAATTGTTCACTATAATAAAATAAGTTAGCAGATGAAGTTTCTAACAATAACTTTGGAGCTAATTTTAAATTAGCTGGATTATATGTATACCGTGCAGCATTTGCTGATGCATATTTAATTAACCCGGTTGAATCATAATATGACCCAAAACTTGCGCGAGATGTAAATGTTTCAGATGACGGAATATAACTTGACATAAATGGAAATGCTTCAAGTTGCGCACCCCATATGTATATACCACTTGTTCCGTTGCCGGTACCTTGCATTCTACCAATTTGAATTTGATTGTTAGTCATATCAAAACCACTAGAAAATGTTCTAGTTATATAGCACCGATACCACCCATTTCCTACCGGAACTACACCGTAATCGTCTGGAGATCCGGCAACATTTGATTTTCCTCCGGTAGATAAATTAGCTTTAAATTGAATATCACTTGCACCATTAGTAAAAATATCAGGATAAGTTTCAGTAAATTCAGCAGCTTTAGCATAATATGATAACGTGTAAGTAGTATTTGCAGATAGTCCGCCATATGATGCCAAGTAGCCGTATGGACTACCACTATTCAATATGATTTTACTAGCAGTAAATGTGCCGTCTGGAGCAACTGCAGCATTTGGTACTATTGTACAGTTTGCTTTGCCCCACACTGTGTTATCAAAAAACGGTTCAGAACATTTTAATAAATTTTGCCGTTGTTCTTCCATTAACAATCCAAGTGATTGTTTAGTAATCGGATCATGATCAAATCTTGGTTGATTAGTTGCTACTACTTCAATTAATCCATCTTGATTATAGCGTGTTGCAATACTAGCTCTAGCAAATGTAATTCTTTTATCTAATCTTTTAGTATTAGCAAAATTTAATAACAACGATGGTCTAACAGATGCTCCGGTATAAGTAAGTCCGGTTGCATCACCTATAAACGCAGCTGCTTTAATTTTTCCGGTTGCTAAAATTGACCATGCATTTGTTAACGTGCTATTTGTACCCGCAACGGGTGCTGCAACATATAGATTAGCAGCATCGGTAATTGTTATTGCATTTGTGCTTGCAAACGTTGGAGCTGATATCGCGTTAATATAACTACTTGCAACTGTACCAGCTAGACTTGATGTATCTGTGTAAGTACGTGCTTGTAATTTTAAATTAACGCCAGCTGTTGTCCATGCTGCAGCACTAATTGCAGTAGTTGTTGTAGTTATATTACCGTTAATTATTGTTGATAACACAGACGAATTACCAATTGTAACAGTATTTGATCCAGAACCAATTGCATTATAGCCAATTACTGTTTCGTTAGTAACACCTGCTGCGGCTGATGCTCGTGTAGTATGGCCAAGATATGTTGAACTGTTTATTGATGTTACTTGTGTATTACCGTTTGTTAAATATCTCCCAGCGCCATCTCCAATTGCTAAATTGTATGTTCCAGAAGATACGGCATTTAATGCAGCAGCACCAATTGCAATAGTTGGCCCAGTAAGTGCAGCTTGTGCTGCACCATTACCAATAGCTATATTGTTATCACTAGTTAAATTAGCCTGAAGACTGCTGACACCAATAGCTACATTACTACTACCAGAAGTGTTACTAAACATACTACTGGTACCAGTAGCTACATTATTACTTCCAGTAGTGTTAGCCTGAAGAGCTCGCTGACCGCTAGCTGTATTGTTTTGGCCAATAGTATTAGCATTTAAACTGTATGAACCAATAGATACGTTTGAATCACCTGAAAACAATGTAGCAGGACCAACAAGAAACCCAGATCCAGCGCCACCGATTAACGATGCAGTTGCAGTCATAACAGTGCTAGTATCTTTAAATCCAGAACCATAGGTAACAAATGTACAAGCAGTCACTGCGCCACCTGATACTGTTATATTTGCAGTTGGATATGTTGTTGCAGCTGATCCAGATACATATGTTAATTGAACATTTGAGTAAGTGCCAGTACCGGTATATCCAGTTCCTCCAGATAATATTGATGATGATTTAGTAACAGTTGTATTGTTATATAACGCATTAAACCCGACTGCAGTGTTATTAGAACCAGCAGTATTAGTATACATACTAGAATGACCGGCAACTACGTTGTTATTGCCAGTTGTATTAGAAAGAAGACTATTAGCACCAACAGAAATATTATAACCTCCTTCTGTATTAGAGAAAAGACTTTGATATCCAAGTGCTTGATTATATTGGCCAAGTGTATTAGCATACAAACTTAGTGCCCCAACTGATACGTTATAATTACCAGCTGATATACTAGAAACAGGAATAAGGAATCCGGAACCCCCGCCACCAATTAACGATGCAGTTGCAGTCATAACAGTGCTAGTATCTTTAAATCCAGAACCGTTACTTACTAACGTGCAGGAAGTAACTTGACCACCTGATACTGTTATATTTGCAGTTGGATATGTTGTTGCAGCTGATCCAGACACAGGTGTTAATTGAACATTATAATAAGTTCCAGTGCCGGTATATCCAGAGCCACCGGTAATTGTTCCAAAACTACTAACACCAGTTGTATTTTTGTACAGACTTTGAAAACCAATTGCAATATTAGAAGCGCCAGTAATATTGCTTTGAAGACTATAAGAACCAATAGCTGTATTATAAATGCCGGTTGTATTTTTTTGAAGACTACTATAACCGCTAGCAGTATTGTTACCACCAATTGTATTATTTTGAAGACTACCAAAACCAATAGCAGTGTTAGAACTGCCGGACGAAAACGAGCTAGCTAAAATACTAAATCCAGAACCGGTGCCACCAATTGATGCCGAATCAATTGTAAATGCGGTACTTGATACAGTTGAGTAAGCATAGGAACCAGGTGTAACTAATGCACATGCACTTACGTTGCCGGTTGCATTAACTGTTATATTTACTATTGGATATGACCCAAACACTGCACCATATAGACCTGATAACGTTACATATTTATATGTACCAGGTGTATACCCGGTGCCACCGGTAATTGTACCAAATGCGCCAATACCGGTTGTAGTACTGTACATTGCAAGTGCTCCAATTGCAACATTGCCGGTACTAGCCGTAGCTGTATACATACTTTGATACCCAATTGCTGTATTATTATTTGCAACTGTATTATTAAATAACGCACTTGCACCTACTGCAGTATTAGAACTTCCAATATTAGCATATAAACTTTTATACCCAACAGCTACATTTGAGTCACTAGATGCTACTGACCCAATAGAAATTAGCAATCCGGATCCAGTTCCGCCAATTGACGCTGAGTCTGCACTCATAACAGTACTAGAATTTTTAAATCCAGTCCCATAGGTAAGTAGTGTACACGATGTAACTGCACCATTTGTTACTGTTATGTTAGCAGTTGGATATGTAATTGCAGTTGATCCAGAAACATATGTTAACTGAACATTAGTGTACATTAGTGTAGCGGCTGTCGGAGTATACCCAGTTCCGCCTGCAGATATTGTAATTGAAATTACTCTTGCAGTAGTACTAAAAAGACTTTGAGTACCAACAGCAGTATTCCAATTGCTAGTTGTGTTAGTGGCAAGTGCAGAATAGCCTACTGCAGTATTAGCACTTCCAGTTGTATTAGAATTAAGTGCCGTATCACCTACTGCAGTGTTGTCTGCAACGCCTCCGGCACCTTTGCCAACAATGATACTGTTAATGCTCGCATCCCCACCTAATGTTAACACATTAGTAAACGGGTTAAATCTAAAACCAGAAGTAACTACATTTGCAATAGTTAATAATCCGGTAGTTGCAGAGCTAAATATTGGATAAAATGTAGCATTTGTAGTAGTTGCTGTTACAGTTGCTCCGGGGGTACCGGTACCTAGTTGTCCCCCTGCACCTATCGTTACATACCCAGATGAACCAACAGCTGGTAATTTAATTGTACCATTTGCAACAATTGTACCTGTACTAGCTCCAATATTAATTGTAGCAGTTGTAATATTAGTCCATTCATTAATAGTACCAGTTGTTACATCAGATGTTAAATTAACGGTACCTGCAGCAGTACCTGCAATTTTTAATACATTACCTGTAATTGCACCACCTACTGTAGTAGTTGATAGTGTAGTAGAATTTGTTCCTAATCCAATTGTAGTAGTACTTGTACCGCCAACTGTAACACCTGTTGCAGATGCTAACACTTGCGCGTTATCTAATACAGTTACATTGTTAATCTTATACGATTTACCTGTAGCAATGTTCCAGTGTTCACTAGATGTCCAATTAGTATTAGTAGAATCCCAAATAATTGTTTTATTAGTAGCACCGGTGAGTGTAATACCGCCACCATTTGCAGTTACATCAGTTGCGCCACCAATCGATAATGTTGCTCCAGGTGCAGAACCTGTACCTGTAAATGCTGCACTTAACGTGATTTGCGTAGCACTATCAATTGATAATACGGTTACACTAGCTGGCAAAGTAACCGTACCGGCTCCACTTAATACAGGTGAAACTGCTGATCCGACTATAATGTTAGCAGTACTTGATAATGCAGAAACAACTGCTGATCCTGCAGTAATACTACCAGTCGGTGTAACTGCTGCCACTGATCCCAATTCTAAGTTTTTATCATCAACCGTAATCGTTGATGAATTTACTGTCGTTGTAAAACCATTAACTGTTAAATTTCCGCCAATGGTTAAATTAGTACCAACATATAACTGTTTAGCAATAGCCGCACCACCTGCTACTGTTAATGCGCCACCGGTGGTGTTATTAGTTGCGTCTGTAGTATATGGTAATTTTAACCCACCGTAAATTGTTGTAGCAATTACAGACGAATTACCAATTACAGTAGTGTTATTACCTAACCCAACTGCTGTATACCCGATTACAGTTTCGTTAGTAACTCCAGAAGCTGCTGATGCTTTTGTATTATAGCCAATATATATTGAGTTGTTAACTTCAATAACAGGAGTAGTTCCGTTTGGCATATAGCTGCCTGCAAAATATCCTAAACTAGCATTGTTACTTCCAGTTCTGTTAGCAGAAAGACTACCGTATCCAATACCAGTGTTTGCACTACCAGTTGTATTACCTTGAAGACTATCATACCCAACAGCGGTATTTTGAACACCGATAGTATTATTTTTAAGTGATAACGCACCAACTGCAGTGTTAAATGAAATATTACCTGCACCTCTACCTACAGTAATACCGTTAATCGTAAGATCTTTAGTAAAATAGTATATTTTATGTTGTGCGTCTTTTAACGCTGGTAAATTAGGACGCATTAGTAATCCATCCCACGCGCATATACTTGTATATTAGCGGCTACACCGGTTGCAACGTATAATTTTTCAGTAGCTTTTAACCTTAGTGGATAATCTTCTGTATAATTTGTAAAAGTTGATATTGTTATGCCGGCAGTAGTACTTAATGTTTGCGCTGGCATTGTAATAGAATCAATTAATTTTAATGCAGTTGTATCAGACCCTGTAGTTGTAAACAAATAAAGGGCAGTTGCAGTTACGGTAGCACGAGGAATTGCAGTAATTGAAGTTATTGCCGACCCTTCTAATCCTGCTGTGAAAAGTAATACTGCAGTCGAGACTGAATCACCTGAGACTGCAGAGGTTGCTGCTGTTATGTTGCAATTTGAATTGTTTACCGCTTGTACAAACGGTGCTGTGAATGTTTTTGCCATGTTAAATTCCTGTATATGCTAAACTGTATGCGTGTAATTGTGAGAGTAAGTTTAACGGTGCGCTTACCCAGGTAGTTCCGTCCGATGTTAATACATTTCCTGCAGTGCCGGCACTTGATAATCCAGTACCGCCATGTGTTGCTGGTAACACGTTAACCCATGCCGGAACATTTGACGAAACTGTTAAAATTGCTCCATTTGTGCCAATTGCTAATTTTGATAATACAGTTGATCCACTTGCATATAAAATATCACCAGTGGTATATGTTGTAATATCAGTGCCGCCTTTTGATACTGGTATAGCAGAACTAAAATGAGTTGGATCTAAAAAATATGTAGAATCATGAGAATCTAAAGTTGCTGCATCTAATACACCATTTTTAAGTTGTACTTGTCCTGAAAGTAAACTATCGCCAGTACCTACTGAGAATTGAGTAGTATTAAAACTCGCAGCACCTAGTGTTGAAAATAAACCAACTCCGCCAGTTTTATCAACACTAACCATATCAACTGTTACTGCACCGTATTTAGCACCAGTTCCAGACCCCGTAATAGTTAACGCTGCATTAGTAGATTGGATAGACGATACCGCCGGAGACCATGAAGAATCTCCTCGTAAAAATGTATTACTGTTAGCAGCACCAGAAACTGCTAATCTTGTAGTATCAATAACGCCTGATATAATATTAGCTGCATCTATACTTGAGGTTGCAATTAAACCCCAACTTGATGCAACTCTACTACTTGTGTTAATTACACCAATTATATTAACTTGGTCAGTGATAAATGTACATGTTCCTGATCCAATTGCTGTAATATTTATTGCTGCAATGATCGAACCGTTAATGCTTTGTAATGCATCAGATCGAAGTGTATGCAGTGTAAATGTATTAGTAGTAACTGATCCTACAAAGAATGTTTCTCGATCTGGTATTACGTGACCATAACTAGATGGTAGCGAAGACCCAGTGATTGTAACTGCAGTACCATTTGTTATACCATGTGCAGGTGCATAGAATCTATCATTATCTAAATTTACAACATGTAAATAAAAGAAATGTATGCCAGATGAACTTGATCCAAATATTACCTTATTTGCAGAAGATGCTGTATAATCTGTATATAATTCAATTACATCATTTGAAATTTTCTTAACAAAATAAGATAACGCAATTAATCCGCTAATCGGAGGATTAAATGAAGAATCATATGTTATTGAATCACCAGTACTTAATCCGTGTCCAACAATCGTTATTTGGTTTAGTACATAGTTAACGTCACCGCCTATATCAATCGAGGTTGCATTAAATGACTTAGTTGTTATATCAGTTAATGTTAGTGTTTTAGTAATACTTAAATTATCTGCTACAAAATCAGGTGACGCTTCTGATCCAATAAATGCAACACCTGAAATAATATCTAAATATACTCGGGTTTCAACACTAGATACTTTAACATTAAATAAACTACCAGTTCCACCTAAATATGTATTTGATGCAGATAATATATCATCAATTGCATATCCAATACCGCCATATGTTATATCAACTGTAGTAACACTACCTAATGTTACCGTAATGTTAGCAACTGCGCCTGATCCAGTTCCGGTAGATGAGATTAGTGGAACATGAATATATGTTCCTGATACGTATGAACTTCCTCCAACTATTGTTAAATTATTAACTGTAGTAATTACGCCAGATTTTAATTCAGTTACTTCGCCATCTGCATGGTTATTTACTGCTGTAATAATTGACCGAACAGTACCAGTTGCGTTAATAGGAGTTATAAATGTTAATGTTGATATTAAATTTTCAGGGATTGACGATAATTCAGGAAATGTTATTGTAAACTCGCGTGGATTAACCCCCATATTAACATTAGTAATAATAGAACCTGGTGGAATATCTCCACCGAACACATAATCGCCATTATTAATAGTTCCTGTTAAATTCGATGATGTAACAGTACCGGTTGTAGTAGTTGAATTAACTGCTGCATTTACTATTGCACCTTGATATGCAGTAAACGTAGTTGATGTAGTCGAAACACCAGTTTTATTAAATTTAAACCTAGTAGTACTTATTATCGATGGGTATGAGATTCCGTTATACTCAGCAATTGATGACGTAGTTTTAATATGAGAAACCGAAGTTAACCCATGAGGTGCAGCTGTAGTAACATATACTACATTATTGTATCTCAATATTTTAGCAACAGAACTAATAGTATACGAATATGAACTAGTATTTGGTAATATTACATATTGACTAACATTTGTAGTTCTAAGTATGTGATTTTCAACCACATTTGCAACTGCACTAATTGTCATACAGTATGCAGTAGTTATAGTAGATCCAATTGTTAAAGTGTCAAGCGATGATATAGTAGTAAATGGAGTTTTAAATGTATCGTAATCACTTGCTATTATAATAACTGACGAATCAACATAATTTCCTTTTATTATACCGATCGCATTTGTATTAGCCTGGACTACAATGTCGCCATCTGATGCAGTTACTAAAGAACTTAATGATACTGAAATAGATTGATATTCTTCTGAACTAGTATCACCTGCTAGAAATTCAACAGCCGGAATATCATCAGCAGCACGTAGTCTTGACGAATATCCGTATGTTACAACAGATGTAACAGTGCGCTGTGGCGGAATTAAATCAGTATTAATTTGCCCAACTGAGTTTAACTGTACTATTGCACCCGGAATTGAGTTAGTGCTAACTCCTTTGTCAATAAAATCGCCTAATCGATCTTGAAGATAAGACCAAGTTGCTAATTGTGTGCTTAATGCATTGTTTGACGGTCCTGATATTTCGTTTTCGCCTAACCCTATATCTGTACTAATACTACTAATAGCAATATCACTAAATGATAATTTTAAAACCGATAGTTCTTGAATATCAACACGATTTTTAAATGTAATATTTCCAGTTCTATTATATGCAGTAATAAAATTACCAACTTTAAAATCACCTAATTCATTTGTACCAGAGGTATAAACTCGACCTGCAAGTTCTTGTACTTGTTCAAATGCAGGAACAGTTTGTCCGCCATTTTGAGGTAATGCGTTATAGTCAATACCGGATCCGGCATATTCCCATGTATGTCCAGATGAGTTAACAACACTCGGACGATGAAAAAATATTTTTTTACCAATTAATGCTGTTACATTTTGCAATCCACCGCCTGTTATAGTTGGTTTAATCGAAAATGTACTAGTGTATAAATCAGTTCTTAAAGAAACTGAGCTAATTAACACATTAATAACAAATGATCCTGCTTTAGTAATTCTAGAGTTAGGAATGAATAATGTTTGGGTTGGTGTAGATCCATTTTGTGGTATTAAATAATCAATACTTACAATTAATGTGTTAGGGGCTGTAAATTTGTATACATACGCACGGGTAGGAGAACCGCTTACAGTTCCTTCAATAACTTGTCCGGTAGTAAATACAAATGCATTTGATATCAATGTAAGAGTTTGATATTTGTTGTGCGACTGTACTACTGAATCAACACATAGTTCATAATCTTGTTTAGTAAACGAATGAGTTCCTATGCTAAGAGACGTAATATCAATTAAAATTGACAATCCTTCGTCTTGTGCTAACTTAAATTGAGTTGGACTAATATATGCAATGTAATAATCACTACCGGTAAATAAACCACCTAACGGTACATTACCGTTACTATTGTATGTTACTGATTCGTTATTTAAAAAACCATGTGGCGATGAAAACGTAAACACATTTGGAGGAACTTCAGTACTTAATGTAACTGCAGTTGTTGCATTAAATGAAACACTTATATAACTCGATGATTGTAATTTATAAGTAGATGTTACATCAGTGCTAGAGTACAATGGATTATTGTTTATAAAATCAGTAACAAACCCTGCAATTGCAGATTTATCAGTTACTAACATAGTGTATTGTGCAATAGATACAGGAGATGCCCAAGCAGTACTAGGTGAAATGACTGACGGTGTATTTCCAGAATTAATAGTATTGTGGATTTCTTGAAATCTCGCTTTAGCAAAAATAACTGCATCAGTTGAGGCAGGGTTTAAATTAACTTGTTGAATATCAGTATTGCCTGTTGACTTTGTCCAACTTGATGTGTTGTTAGTAATAATATATTCAATTATATCACGTAATCGAAGTTGAACTGCAAGTGCTGCTGGTTTTTCGGCAGCAAGTTCGACAAATGTTCCAAACGAATAATATGCTCGAGCAGCAACTATTGTTTCTAAATTACCGCCAGTAAGAATATCATATTGTATTGCATCTATAATATATCCAATATCTCGTGTACATTTATTTTTCTGTAATACAGACAAACCATTCCATACAGATGTAAATGCAGATTCCATATAGGCAGATATTTCAGATTGTACGAACGATTTATTTGCAGCAATCAATACAGCAGCATTTGCAAATCCGGAAGTAATAGTCGGTGGACTTGGCATTACTATAGTCGGTAACGGGGAAATAAGACCAGTTGTACTGCTACTAGACCCATCCCTTACTAAATTTATAATAATATCCATGTTATCACTAACTGATGTTACTAGTACAGGGTCTCCGCCGATGTTATTAACTAAGTAATTTTTTAAATAAGTAAATGCATTAACAGTAGCTGCACGTTGAGCACCTAATACTATAGATGCTTGTGCTTCAAAATATGACATAGCTGCTTTTATTGATCTAAAGTTACAATTAAACATCATATCATAACCAATTGCATCAATGACGTAGCCGATATCACGCTGGCAAACATCAACTTTGTAAACTAATTCGTTATTACTTCTAAAACGAATAACAAATTCGTTAACTGGGCCGCCTTCGCGTAATGTACCAAGTGAGGTAATTGTAGTAGAAGTTCCTGATGACCCTGAACTTGCAACAAATCCTTTGTCAAACGTAAATGCATAAGGTGAATATCCCGACGATCTTAACGCATACTTACCAAAGTTAGTTGCAGAGTTAGTAATAGACGCGTAACCGCCACTTTGTGTATACACACCGTTTAATAAAAATAATTGGAAACATGATACTATCTGTACATAAGCATCGTTAATAACTCTCCAGCCAGTTCCGCCAAAACTAACCATAGTAAATGCACTACCAATCATTGATTTACACTGAACTGGCGCTATTCCTGCAGGATTTAATTCAACTTCAGAAATGTTGTCCGGAACGTTTGGAGAAGAAACTTTATTACCGTCAACTAAACATCCATTTCCGCCTAAAAAGCTAAGTATAGATACTGTTAAAATGTACGGCGATAATGTCATTATTGATTTAGAAGTTGGTAAGTTTGTATAGCCAACCCTGCTTACAGTAGTGTCTGCAACATCATCAAATGCAATTGCATAATCCCATGTAAACGACGGAACACCTACTGCATTTACTCCATCTCTAAATGTAAAGTTATTCATGTAGCAGCCGTTTCTAACTCTAAACATATCTTTATGTGCATTTAGCGGACGTACAATACATGATCTTAAACTATCACCAACTAAGCTAACAAAATCAGGAACAATAATTGGGTTGTCTTCAGAATAATCACCGGATGCTAATTGTACAATAACACGAGAGCCATTAACAACTTTAGCCGAAGTGTATACTAAACTAGCTGCAATTTGCATCGCTCGTTTAATTGTTTTTACTGGTTGAGAAATCCCGTCGTTTGCATCGTTACCAAATTTAGCAGAAACAAATATACGATTTCCGCCTTGATCAAAATTAACAAATTCAAGTTTTCCGTCTCCGGTGGCTGATAACAGTTGACCTGGATTACCTATATCATTAGGTAATTCTAATGAATAGTTATTTAAAATAGAAGCAGGTGACTTAATACTAATATAGTTACTACCATTAGCTGGATCTTCGTATAATCTAATTTCTCCATCTTCGATGCTAATCTCGGTAAATTTACCTGTACTAGGAGTAGTTGATCCAATTGGAGTATTTTGAATACTATCTGCAATAAATGGAACATTACTTGTCCAAGCACCTGTGCTCATATTCCATACGATAGTTTTATTAGTAGTACCTTTTAAAGTAATACCGCCCATATTAGCTGTTGAGTCGCTAGGAAAATCAACTGAACCTAATTCAATATTTTTATCGTCAACGCTTATTGTAGTTGAATTAACAGTTGTAGTAGTACCGTTTACTGTTAAATTACCTTGAATAGCAACATTGTTGTTGAATACAGTATTGCCAGATGATGAGCCAATGTTAAGACTAGTTGCTGCTCCTGCAAAATTTACAGTAGTTGCTGCTCCTGCAAAATTTACAGTAAGCGCAGAGGTGTTAAGTAAATCAAAACTAGTGCTAGTAGTGGTTAATGATGTTAAAATATTAGGACTTGTTGATAAAACAAGACTGCCGGTCCCAGTTGATGTAGATGTTCCAGTACCACCTACATTAACAGGTAATATTCCACTTTTAAGTAAACTTGAAAGAGTAATCGCCATTTATAAATCCTTTGTTATAGTTGTAAGTATTTATCTGTATGGCGTTACTGTATTTCGTTAGCGGTAATTGTTATAGGTAATTTTGGTTGTTTTCTTTTTGTAAATCCATTTTCTATAAAACCCCATGGCAAGGTCTTACTAGAGAAATAGAAGAAGAAATTGGATTTCTTCCAGTCATTAAAAAAACACTACCGTTAGAAAAATTTGTATCTAACGATAGTGTCTTTAATTTTCATACATATTTTTGTTTAGTAGAAAATGAATTTGTACCAACATTAAGTGATGAGCATATTGCTTGGGGTTGGTTTAGTTTAGTTGCACTACCGAAACCAATACATCGCGGGTTAAATCTTAGCTTGCGTAACAAGATTATCCAAACTAAGATTCAAACTGTTATTGATATTATTGATAGCCTCTAATCCTGCGTCATTGCTAATTACAACATTAGTATGAATAATCCCTGCCTCTAATGCGTAGTATAAGATATGTACCTAGTTATTGTATTATACAATTGCGTCTAATTCGTCGTGTGTTGTTGCTAATGAAATAGCGTTAAGTTTAGCAATCATATCTGCTTTAGCGTGTTCTACTGCAGCAGCATCATAAACTTCAGAATTATCTGAAATTGCATTGTGTGCCTGTTGATTTGTAATTCGTAAGAATAGACTTTTTGCCTTGTTTTTTTCATTAGATTTTCTTTCAGCCAATGATGCTTCTATAATAGAATATGAAACTTGTATTGGGGTTTTTAACAAATCGTATTGCGGAATTGCTATCTGTCTTGTAGTAAGTGTAGGTTCTTTTTCAGTTAAAACTGCATCTCTCCAAGTAGAATCTGGTTCTTGTGGAAGTTTCCACAAGTTAATTGAACCGTCTTCATTTATTTTCACTTTAACTATAGTATTCATTTTTAATCTCCTTTAGATGTAATTGATTTCTGTTGTTTTCTTCACCCAACTATATTGTAGTATTTATACAATTAGTCAGGTATGGTTATATGATTAAAGGTAAGTTATATCAGTTGTTTTCTTTTGATATATCCATTTTCTATAAAAGCCGGGAGATTTTGTTCGGTAAGTAAAGTTAGCTAACCCGGTCTCTTTCTGATTTATTAATCCAACTTCGGCTGTAATGTCTTCTCGTTTATACGGAATAACATGCAACATTGGAGTACCTGCATATATTTTAACACGCATTTCTCTTAATGGTGAAAACATAACATTAATTGTATGGTAATGATCATAATCGTTTATTCCCGGATATAAAAATAAATCTCTTAAAAATGGAGAATGATATAACGCAGGCATAACAAATGCAGAATATCCCGGTTTAGTAAATACTTTCCACGGGCACGGTAATTTTAATGCGTGATGCGCAATATCATCATCAATATTTGCAGATCCAGTGACTACACGATAATCCATTTGTTCAAACGGTTTGCAAACAAAACTAGTAGAATTACCAATAATAATGTTTGCCTTTGTTTTATCGACAATTATTTCAAAATCTTCCCAGGCTGGAATAATATACCCAATTCTATAATAATCATGCATTCCGGGGCACGATGAAAACTTATGAGTTTTATTTTTTTCAGCAGTTTTAAGTTGGTCAATTAACCAGTCTGGTTTTACATCCATTGCACGCCGAACCGGTTGGCCAACTTCATATCCCGGGATATCGCATTTAAATCTAATCATAGGTGTTGGATTTACCGTTTCATTAAATATTGACTTAATTTTAGATAATATAGACATTATTTTTTTACTCTAAGATTTTTAACATAATAGCTTGATTGGTTTGATTGCTTTAATCGAGTAACTTCTCGGTTATGCCATTCTTCAGGTGTATATGGTCGTACTTTATAGTTTTCAATAGTAGTACTACGTTTGAATGGAATACATTGAATTATAGGAGTTCCGGCTAACACAGTATCATCGTAATTATTAGCCAGCCAAACTGTAGGAAAATTTATTTCTCTATCGTACTTATCGGTGTCAACTACTGCACCTAATGTTATAAACCTAGATTCTAAGTGATTAATTGGTGATGTGAACATACAAGAATATCCAGGTGGAGTTTTTATTACAAAATGATTAATAAACTTAATCAAATGTTTCTTAGGAAATGGAAAATTAGGACTTACTTGATCTTGGGAGTGTTCTTCTGTTTGTTTAATAAATTGATTTTCAGTAATATCAATTAATGACGCATCTTCGTTTGTTCTAATATGAACATCACCGGCTAATGGAATAATGAACCCATGTGTCATTGCATCCATCATTGGCAAACATTTTTTAGCAGTCATAGCCGGCGCGCCGGACACATCTCTATTAGATTTAGAATGTGACGGGATAGATTTATACCAATCTGGGATAAACTTATTAGCAGGTGCTGGTGGTATCAATACCTCTGCAAATTCTTCTGTTGTTAAGAATTCAATTACTGGAGATTTAAAAATAGAAATTAGCGACATATACCCTTCTGTGTTATTTAAATTTTGAACCGAGAACCCAACATACTAAACTTTTACGTTTACCTGATAAGACTTCAGTTACTTGATGTGGTACAAATGAAGGAAAGAACAGTATATCTCCTTTATTAACTTCTATACTTTTTACTTGGTCTGGATTTCCTTCAGGTATAATTTGAAATTTTCCACCTGTAAATTCAGTCTCCGGATCTGATAATACTACTGATACTCCTAATTTTCTATGATGTGGCCCAAACGTATCTTTAACAGCGCCGTCAATATGCCATTTATAATATTCACCTTCTGTATACGTTGTATATTGAAATGAATCTATGTGCGATAACTCAAATTGGAATTTATCAGTATTAACTCTAGCAACAATTTCTACCATTTTGTTAAACAACCAACCAGTTTGGTCATTAGGACGAATCCACGATACCGAACTTTTTCTAACTGTATCATCTGTACTGCCTTTACTTTGATTTCCAACTTTAGCTTGCTGAAATTCTAAATTATCACCAATTTTAATAATTTCTTCAATATCGTTGTCTGTAAGTGCACCTGACCAACAAACAATTGGTTCAAGTGCTGAATGAATATCTGGTATTGTAAACATAAAACTATCTTTTAAATAATGTTAACATCACCTACATAGGTGATGTTATTAATATAATGTAAAAATATTTATCAATCGTCAAAGTACAACATTACAAATCTGAGAGACATATCTAAGTATTATATGTTAATAATAAATAATCACACACTGTATATTGGATACTATAATTAAGTTGTGTAACATAATCGATTAATTCATTTCTCTGTGTTTTATAAAATTGAGCATCCCAACACTCGATTAATATAATTGGTTGTGATTCTTTAATTAAGTTAACTGCGCCTTTTAAAACCTTAATATCTGTACCACCTACACTAATTTTTATAAGATTAGGTCTTGGTAAATCGAGATCATCTAATGCAAACTGATCAATAGTATATGTAGTATCATAATACACATTACCTTGAGAGTTTGCTAATCTAATATTAGTATCTAAAGTATATGCACCGTAATTTGAACTATTAACGTAATCAAGATCATTAACTTGTATTATTTGTGATTCTGCGCCAACTGCTACATTAATTGGTAAAATATTAAATGCTTGATTAAGTGCAATATTAGCACATAACTGATAGAATACTAATCGTTGGACTTCGAAACTAAAAATTTCACTAGTAGGTAATATTTTTGCCAACGGTAAACTGAATGTTCCAAAGTTACAGCCTATATCATATATAACAGGTGAGTCTATATTAGCTAATAACGAAACTACTTTAGAATATCGAGATTCTCCAAATACACCATACTCTCTTATTTCATTAGAAATTATATCACTAGATTCAGTAAGTAAAAATGTAAGACCGTGTTCGGTAGAGTGTAACCAAAATGAAGGGTATGATTGATTTTGATAACATTGGTTTAATGATATGTGTCCTAAAAAATCACATAATGATTGCTCGTCGATATGATTATTTTTATAATCAACACCGCTATATTCATAAAATCGTTGTAAATCATCATTTGATATAGAATTAATATATTCATTAAAAAAATTTATAGAGTCTGTTTCTAATTTTAACAGATCGTCATCTGATATAACCGGCTCAACATGCAATTTAGTGAGATATGTATTATTATTGTATGTGAGATGATAATTATGAATAGACGTGTGATGCACTAACTTATAATCATTAAAAAATGCAGATAATGTAAGATATTGTTCTTCTCCTGTAAAAAATAAATGCGGGCAAATACCTACAGTTGATATAAACTCAGAGTGTGTAAAAAAATTACCTCCGTATAAATGAATTGCTGGAATAATACGATCTGTGCAATTATAATAGTACGAATGAACTGACAAATGTTTGTTAGTTTCTGATAATATTGGTTTTCGAGTATACTTAGCAATTAACACCTCTGTAGGTGAAAAAGTAGTATCTTTTGTTGCGACACCGTCGATCATCGAAAAAGAATGACATGCACTTGACATTGCAATCTTTGAAGTCAAATATTCTGCTTTATATGCAAGGTAATCATCAATTAAATATAAGTCCCAATTTTTATCAAAAATAGCATGAGAGTCAATTTGATAATAAAAATCTTCATTAGTTAAATTTAATGAATTTTGATGCCTTGCCCAACCTACACCTTTTGAAAATTTAGGATCAATTTGATTATATATAATACAAGGATGAGATATAGAAAACGTATCATATGATTGATCAAGAATTGAAATAGTAATTTCGTTGTAATTTGATAAATTATCAATTAATGAGTGTACAGTTTGTTCTAATACTGCATCTCTATAAGATACAATACTAACAAATATTTTATATTGTTTAGTCATAAATGCCTTTAACGAGTAAATTTAATTGTAACATACCCACCAGTAGGTACTGTTATTGAAATTGGAGTTGTACTATATGCTGGAACCGATGTTGCAAGTGTATCCGGTGTATCTAGAGCAACTCCATACGTTCCGCCTGGTAGTGTAACACCAAACAGTGATGTACTAGCTCCGGTGTATGAGGCAGGATAATTAGTTGCTGAATTTGTATATGCTGCATTGTATTGTTGTGTGTTGCCCAAATATGCTGCATTGTATTGTTGGTTGGTACCAGAATATGCTGCATTGTATTGTTGGTTGGTACCAGAATATGCTGCATTGTATTGTTGGTTGGTACCAGAATATTCTGCATTGTATTGTCGGTTGTTACCAGAATATGCTGCATTGTATTGTTGGTTGGTACCAGAATATGCTGCATTGTATTGTTGGTTGGTACCAGAATATGCTGCATTGTATTGTTGGTTGGTACCAGAATATTCTGCATTGTATTGTCGGTTGTTACCAGAATAT